CTTTTGTTTTAGGTTTAGATTATTATCATTTTACAAAAGATTTTTGGTTTCACACTTGGGGAAACATTATGCCTTATCATTTAGATACTGATAATTTATATTCATATCATAAGTATAATAATGGTCAATGGATAGATTACTCTATTGGCTTAATATACGGTTATAGATTTAATAAAAGTTTAGGTATATTTGTAGAGGGTAGGTACAATAAGTATTGGAACAGACAGTGGCACAACTTTAGTGTGGGTCTTAATTATGTAATATTTTAATCATGGCAAAAGAATTAAGCGAAGAAACATCATTTAATATAAGTTTAAAAACACTAGCGGGTATTGCTGTTCTTATATTTACATTAGTTGGAATGTGGTTTACACTTCAAAATGATATAGCAGATGCTAAAGAACTACCCCTGCCTCCTGACCCTGAAATTACTCGTATGGAGTATGATATGAAAGATCAACTTATACGACAAACTATTATGACAACTCAAGAAGATGTAAAAGAGATAAAAAATCAAATGATTAGAATGGAAGAAAAGATTGATAACTTAAGATAGAGTTATGAAAAAATTACTAATTACATTTTTTTTTATATCATTATCAGCTTTTAGTCAGGATTTTCCTGATGGTATGGTTGCTGTTGAATTTAATGCTAGTTTTAATAAAACTAATGAGGTGGTTTGGTTGCCAAAACTTACAGATTGCAAAACCAAAAGAGTTGATATAACTGCAGATTCAAGATGGTCTAAAGAATATAAAATAGTAGTTGTGCCTACTATTGTAATTTTTAATAATAATGAAGAAGTAAAAAGATTTCAAGCAAATATAATGATGACTATGGAAGCTACTAAAAAAGATGTTCAAGATTCTATAGATGAAATAGTCATGGAAGCATTTTAAAATAAATTATGAAAATAAGTAAAAATTTTACTCGTGCAGAAATTGAGCATAGTAATACAGCTAAAAGGTTAGGAATAAAAAATGAGATGTCTCAGGAACATTTGGAAAATATGCAAAACCTTATTGACAACCTCATACAACCTCTTAGGGACAGTATTGGTCCTATTCGTATTAGTAGTGGTTATCGTAGCCCGCAACTCAATAAAGCTATTGGTGGATCATCTCGCAGTCAGCATAGCAAAGCTCAAGCTTTGGACCTGCAATACTGGAGTGATGGAAAAATGAATAATAAAGTTATATATGATTGGATTTTGGATTCAAATTTAGAGTTTGATCAAATGATAAACGAGTTTAATTTTTCCTGGATACATATATCTTTAAAGAAAAACAGTAACAGAAATGAAGTTCTTGAGGCTTACAAAAATGAAAAAGGAAAAACAAAATATAAATTTGTTGAGTCATGAGTAAGTTATTAAGTTTTTTAGGTGGAGGTGTAATTGAAAAACTTGGTAATGTTGTAGATAATTTATCTACATCAAAAGAAGAAGCCATGGCTGCTAAAAAAGCTATGAAAGAAGTTCTTATTCAGGCAGAAGCACAAGCTCAAGAACAAGTTACTAGACGTTGGGAAGCAGATATGAAGTCTGACAACTGGCTTAGTAAAAACATCAGACCTTTGATATGTATATTTTTAACTGCAATTTTTGTAGTTTTGTCAGTGTTTGATGGCAATATAGGAGAGTTTGTTATTCAAGAAAGTTATATACCTATATATCAAACATTATTAATAACAGTATATGGAGCTTACTTTGCAGGTAGGTCTATAGAAAAAATAAGAAAAAAATAAAATGTCAGATTTAAAAGGAAGATCAATAGCATCTACATATAAAAATTTAATTCAATCTTCTAGTGAAATTTCTAACACTACTTTAAAACAAGTTCAAAGTGGTTCTGGAAATAATGTTGCTATGAAATTATCTACAGATAAAGCTGTTTTTCCAAAAGTAGGTATTGGTAATACAGGTTCTACTCCTGACGGATTATTACATGTTTTATCTACATCTGCAGGCTCAGTTACAGCAAATTCTTTAGCTGATGAAGTTGTTTTAGAGTCTTCAACAAATACTGGTTTATCTATATTGTCAGGTGCATCATCTCAGGGTAATATGTTTTTTGGTGATAGTAATGATAATGATGTAGGTAAAATATCTTATAATCATGCTGATGATTCATTTAGTTTTAGTACTAATGGATCTGTATCTATGACTTTAGATAAAAACGCAAATCTTAAAGTAAATGGTATAATTTCTCAATCTGAAGATAGATATTTTCTTGATGAGTATTTTCATAAACTTCCTTATAAAGACATACAAGATGCTGAAATAACTCAATCTGGTAGTGCTACAGATGCTGTGACTAGTAATACTAAAAACACTAGAATTACTACAGTTGCTAATGATTTAGCTGCTAACGACTCTCAAGAGTTTACTTTTAATAATACCATGATACACACTAAGTCTTATATACACGCAGTTTTAGTTGATACTAGTGCAACTGTTGGTGATAATGCTGCTGTTGTTGTAATGGCTTATGATATAGCAAATGGTAGTTGTAAAATTAGAATATCAAATGCTAATGTTGATATTTCTAGTATGACTTTTACAGTTCAAGTTACAGTTGATCCTCATATAGATGCTAATGATCATTGGGCTTTAGACGGAACTAATTCTAGCGAAAATAATGTATCGTATGCTGGAGCTCAACCAGGATTAAGAATATATAGTACTTCTGGTGATAATGATCAAGTAATACTTCATCCTAAAATTGGTAATCAAGGAAATAATACTGACTTAATAAACACGTCTCCTTGGAGAAATGTAAACTTTTATCCTGAGTATCAAACAGAACTTAATGTAGCAATATCAACTCATAGTGATATTACAAATACAGCAATATGGGCTGGAATGAAGTTATCAACTGCAGCCACTATTACTTCGGATAACGATAAAGCTTATTTTTTATATTCTAGTGATGATGATACAGAAACAGGAACTTTAACAAATAATGGTAATCTTCATTTTATATATAGTATAGGTGGAACTGACTATATTACAGATTTAGGTGTAGCAGTCACTGCTAGTACTGTTTATAGATTAAAGTTAGCTTTTGATGAAAATAGAAAAATTAGTGTTTTTGTAAATGACATACAATATGGCTTAACATCTACTCCAACTACAACAACTGCAGGTGGTGTTACTGAATCTGTTTCTACTTCAAAATCCTTAGCTATGACAGCTACTACACAATTAAAACCAGTTGTAGCTTTACAAAATTTATCAGCTACAACTAAATTTCTTTATTGTCACTTTATAAAAATATCAAGAACATTAGCTTAATTAAATTAAATAAATATGGAAAATCCCATTATAAGAAAAATAACAATAGGGGACTTAAAGCAAGGATTGACTTATCAGGTAGGTCAAAAGATGCTTGGAGGTTCACTAGAAGTCACCGCAATAATTCAAGACGAAGCGGCTTGGTATAAACATCAACAAGTAGTATATGATGTATATATAAAAAAAGATGAAGAAGAGTTTTCAAGACCTTGGAAAAGGTTTTTTTCTCAACCCACAGCAATAGAATATAACACTGCTGTTTTAGATGAATACGAAGTTAAGTAAATTTTAAATAAATAAATATGAAGCCAATTAAAGATCTTTACTGGATAGAAGTGGTAAAGCAAACTGAAGACACCATTATGTTAAATGGTGTTGAATTGTATAGAGACACGTCTTATAACCCGATGAAGTTAGCAAGACAATTTGGAGTTGTTTACGAGACACCTATGCATAATAAATTAAACATACAAAAAGGTGATAAAATATGGTTTCATCATTTTGTTGCAACAGATTCAAACAAAGTAAAATATATAGATAATAAAGAAGTTTATCAGGCTACTAAAGATCAAATATATTTAGTTGAAAGAGATGGTGAAATGATACCAATAGGTATATGGAACTTTGTAAAACAAGAAAGAAAAGAAGCAGAAAAAACTGAATCTGGTATATTTTTAGAAACATCTGCTTCTGATGTAGAGCTTCATGGTCATGCTGTATATATAAATGACTGGATGAAAGAGCAGGGTGTTAAAAAAGGAGATAGAGTATTTTTTAGTGAAAACTCTGAGTACGACATGGATATAAATGGAGAGTCTCTTCTACGAATGAGAAACTTTGATATATTAGGTGTTTATGAAGGAGCAGAATAAAGATTATGCTCTTAAAACTTTAGAGAAGTTAATAGAAGCAAGTAAAGGAGCTGTAGATCTTCTTATAGAAGAAATAAGTAAACCTTTAATAGAAGAAGATGATGCTAAAAGAAGACAAGCTATAAAAGCAAAAAGAGAATGTTTTGAGGACTGTCAAGAAATTCTTTTAGGAATAAAAAACCTTGAAGATAGAATCAAGGAAGGAGAATCCTTAATAGAAGAGAAAAAAGATTTTAAAGGATCTTTTGCTGAAAGGTATGCAAAAAAATGATATAATATATCTTATAGACGGTAGTGAAGGTGATATCTTAGAGTTTGACAACTTAAAGATAGTTCTACCTAAAAAGCCTAGATATAAAAAAAATATACTATATCACAACCTGCCTAAGAAACAACAAAAGTGGACTAGAGAGGATATACCAAAGGGATTAACAAGAGAGAATGCTACAGATTATGTAGACTACATAGAAGAAGAGTTTAGAAGAAGAAGAGATGGTTTGTGGTTTTATAATAATGGTGTTCCAACTTATATCACTGGGTCTCATTATATGTTTCTCCAGTGGAGCAAAATAGATGTTGGTTATCCTGATTACAGGGATGCTAATAGAACGTTCTTTATTTTTTGGGAAGCGTGTAAAAACGATAAGAACTCATACGGTATGTGTTTTCTTAAAAACAGACGTAGTGGTTTTTCTTACATGGCAAGTAGCGAAATAGTTAATCTAGCTACTCAAGTTTACGATAGTAACTTTGGTTTGTTATCTAAAACAGGTGCTGATGCTAAAACAATGTTTACTGATAAGGTGGTTCGTATTTATAGAAACTATCCTTTCTTTTTTCAACCTATACAGGATGGTTCTAGTAATCCTCGTGTAGAGTTAGCATTTAGAGAGCCTGCTAAAAAGATAACAAGAAATCAAAAACACATAGAAAAATCTGAAGCCTTAAATTCTATAATAGATTGGAAAAATACTGCTGACAATAGTTATGATGGTATGAAGTTAAAACTTCTAGTACATGATGAGGCTGGTAAGTGGACAGGTCAAAACTCTATAAAGAAAAACTGGAGTGTAACTCAAACATGTCTTTTGTTAGGTAGAAAAGTTGTTGGTAAGTGTATGATGGGTTCTACTGCTAACAAACAACAAGATGGTGGTGCAGAGTTTAAAGACATATTTTATGACTCTGACATGGGTGAAAAAGATCTCAATGGTAGGACTAAAAGTGGTCTATATAAACTTTTTATACCAGCTTATGATAACCTTGAAGGTTTTATAGATGAATATGGTTATTCTGTTATAGATACACCAGATAAACCTGTTATGGGTATTGATGATATGATGATTGATACTGGTGCTAGAGATTATATACAAAACAGGAGAGATGTATTAAAAGATGACACTACAGCTTTATCTGAATTTAAACGTCAGTTTCCATTTACTGTAGAAGAAGCTTTTAGAAACGATACGCAAAGTTGTATATTTGATGTTGAGAGAATTTATCAACAAATGGATTATAATGAGATAAATAACACTCCAACAACAAGAGGTGAATTTGTTTGGAAAAATGGCATACAAGATAGCGAGGTTATTTGGATACCTCACAGAAAAGGTAAATGGGAAATTACTTGGGTTCCAGAAGTTCAAAACCAAAATGTTATTACATCTAGATATAGCAAAAAGTTCCCTGGTAAATCAGATGTTTTGGTTGCAGGATGTGACCCTTATGATCATGATACCACTACGGATGGTAGAAGGTCTGACGCTGCTGCTCATGTATTCCATAAGTTTAGCATGGCAAGTGATGCGTCTATGCAGTTTGTGTGTGAGTACATTAATAGACCTCCTAAAGCGGAAATATTTTACGAAGACATGATTAAGATGTGTGTATTTTATGGATGTCAAATATTAGTAGAGAATAATAAAGTAGGAATATTAAAGTATTTTGAAAACAGAGGATACTATGAGTATTTAATGGATAGACCAGATATGACTCATACAGAATGGAGCAGAGGTAAACAAAAAACTAAAGGTATACCTGGCTCTGGTGCAGCAGTAATAAATGCTCAAGCAGAAGCTATAGCCACATATATATATGATTATGTTGGATACAATGCAAATACAGGTGAAATTGGTAGATGTTATTTTAACACTCTTTTAGATGACTGGAGTAGGTTCGAGATAGATAATAGAACAAAATACGATGCTAGTATATCTTCTTCTTTAGCTTTACTAGCTTCTCAAAAATATATAAAACCTAAAAAAGAATTAAAGATTTCATCTCCTTTAGTTAAAAAATATAATAACAGAGGAATGTTTAGTAAACGAATAAGAGCATGAACTATCTAAACGATAAGAAAAAATTAAATGGTTATCCATCACCTCTAGCTACAAATGAAGAAAAAGCTACAAAAGAATATGGTCTTGAATATTTTAGAACCATGTACTATGAGTGGCAAGATAATAGTGATGTTTACTTTAGAGATAAGAAGATACGATACAATCGTAACAGATCTTATGCTGAAGGTAATCAAGATGTAGGTAAATATAAAGACCTTCTTGATGTACAAGGTGATACATCGTATTTAAATATAGATTTTACCCCAGTATCAATAGTACCAAAGTTTGTTGACGTTATTGTTAATGGTATGGTAAATCAAGATTATGAGGTTAAAGCTAAGTCTATAGATCCAGTTGCTACTAATCAAAGATATGAGCAAAAAAAGAAAATGTATGCTGATATGATGATGAGGTCTTTTATTTCAAAGATTGAAGATAAGGCTGGAATGAAGTTAACAGATGAAAGTTTTGTTGCTGATACTCCTGAAGAAATAGAAATGTACATGGCTATGAACTACAAACAATCAGTAGAAATAGCTTTAGAGAAATCTATAGAATACACCATGGATATAAATGATTACGATAATATTAAAAGATATATGATTCGCGATCTTGTTGTGTTAGGTCTTTGTGCTGCTAAAACAGAAATATCAAAAACTGAAGGTGTTAAAATAAGACACGTTGATCCTGCAAATCTTATAACTTCTTTTTCTTCTAAACCAGATTTTAAAAATATTCGTCATGCAGGTGAAGTTTACTCTATAACTATTGCTGATCTTAAGCAACAGGCAGGGGATGAGTTTGATGAAGATGATTATGCTAAAATTGCAAAACAGTACGCAGGTAAAAATAATAATCCTATGAACTACGGTACTCAGGCTTATTATGAAAATGGAAACCAAACTTATGATTATGATAAGTTTAGCGTAAATATATTAGATGCTGAGTTTATTACAAGTCATTCCTTAAATTATGAAAAGAAAGAAAATAAATTTGGTGGTTATTCTGTAAATAAAAAACCTAGTAATTATAAACCACCTAAAAAATCTAAAACTAAAAGAGAAAGTATTGGATCTACTGTAAAAGTTATTTATAGTGGTAAATATATAGTTGGTACAGATTATATATTTAATTATGGTATGATGCAAGATATGCCTAGACCTAAGTCAAATTTATCTGAAACAAGACTTTCGTATATAATTTATCAACCAAACTTATACAAAATGAAGAGTCGTTCTTTGGTAGATAGGATGATTCCTTTTGCTGACCAGATACAATTAGCTCATCTTAAGATACAACAGGTTCTTGCTAAGGCTAGACCTAAAGGTGCAGCGTTTGAGATAGGTGCATTAGAAAACGTATCAAAGGGTGATGGAGGTACTTTTACACCATTAGAACTTCAAGAAATATACGATCAAACTGGTAATGTTTATTATCGTAGAATGGATGACGAAGGTAATATGACTAACGCTATGCCTATTCAAGAATTAGAAAATGGTATAGGTCGTGACTTTGCTACCCTTATAAATGTTTATCAACATAACTTACAAATGATTCGTGATGTAACTGGTGTAAACGAAGCAAGAGATGCTTCTAAACCATCCAGCGAAGCTTTAGTGGGTGTTCAAAAGTTAGCTTTACTAGCCTCTAATAATGCTACTAGAGATATTAATGATGCCTATCTTAGCGTTACAAGAAGTATATCTCAAAGTATAAGTATTAGAATGCAAGACTTAGTTAATTTTAAAAATCTACATGGGATGTATGCTAACGTTATAGGTGGTGCGTCTATGAATAGTATAGATATGATGAAAAAATTATCTATACATGAATTTGGTATTACTTTGGATATAGCACCTGATGAAGAAGAAAGGCAAATGATGGAGCAAAATATACAAGTATCTTTAGCTCAAAAAGAACTTAGGTTAGAGGATGCTATAGCTATACGTTCTATAAAAAATGTTAAGATGGCTAATCAAATGCTTGTCTTAAGAAGATCTAAATATCAAAGAGAACAAAGATCTATGGCTCAACAAGCAGCAGAACAAAATGCTCAGTTGCAACAACAGTCAGCTCAACAATCTTCACAGTTAAAACAACAAGAAATGCAAGCTGAGATGCAGATAGAGCAAGCTCGTGTTCAGGCAAAAGCTCAGGCAGATATGCAATTAAAACAACTTGATTATCAGCTTAAAGAACAGTTTGAGCAAGCTCAACATCAAAGAAGATTAAGAGAAATAGAACTTAGTAATCTTGGTAAAGAAGGTGCTGCATCTGTACAAGGAGAAACTAGAAAGTCTGTTCAACAGCAATCTGCTATAAATCAATCTCAATTAATAGAACAAAGAGAAGGACGCAGAGGTCCTTTAGGTATTACTGAAAATAAACAGGAAGAATAATTTGATTCTAACTAGAAAAAAATTATATTTGCGAAAACAACTAAAGTAAATTTAAATAAAATGGCAATAGAAGATCAATTTGCAAAAGCCTTCGGTGGAGAAGTCGCAGGCACAGAAGCAGAAAATAATAATGTTGTTGACCTTACATCTAATCAAGATGAGGGTGTTGAACAACAAGAACAGCAAACTGTAACGGAAGATGATTCTAACGTTATAGATTTAACAAGTGATAGTTCTTTAAATAATGAGGAAACTACCAATGTTGATGAATTTCAAGGTGATCAACAAGTAGAGGGTGAAGAAATCAGTGATGATGAAGTTGTCTTACAATACCTTAGCGAGAAGCTTGGGAGAGACCTAACATCATTTGATGATCTTAACATAACTAGTACACAAGCAGAAAGTGGTGATTTCGCTAGCGAGCAGCTTCGAGTTATTAATGAGTATGTAAAAAATACTGGTCGTACAGTTCAAGATTATCTGAACACTCAAACAGTTGATTTATCTAATGTATCTGATGACGCAGTAATGAAGGAGTATCTAAGATTAGATAATCCTAATTTAACTGAAGCTGAGTTAAACGATTATATGGCTGCGACATATAAGATGGACAAAGATGAGTACACTACGAGAGATATGAATGCTGGTAAGGTTCAATTAATGAAAGACGCTAAAGCTGCTAGAGAGTACTTTAATAAGGTAAAAGAAGATTATGCTATGCCTACTGAGAGTGCTTCTCCTGAAGTATCTGAACAAGAAAGAACTGAGTGGTTAGGTCAAATGGAATCTGAGGTCGATGATCTTGAAGGTTTATCATTTGAAATGAACGACCAAGGTGAAGAGTTTATTTACAATCTAGATGACAATGCTCGTCAAGAGATTAAAGGTTATAACTCTAATTTAGAAAACTTTTTTGATAAGTATATTGATGAAGGTGGTAACTGGGACTTTGATGCTTTGAATACTGATATGTACATCTTGAATAACATGGATAAAATTGTTAGGGGTGTTGCTAATCAGTATAGAAGTAAAGGTACTGAAAGCGTAATTAATGAAATTAAAAATCCTTCGTTTACACAAGATAAACAAGGAGCTCCTCAAAAGCAAAGATCTACACTAGATATGCTCAGAGATGAAATCTGGGGTAAATAAAGTAATTAATTTTTAAAAAATATAGATTGTTATGGCAACAGTTTCAAATGCGGCTGCGAAGTTAACACCTTCAGCAGTAAAAGTTGCAACATCATTTAACTATGTAAGTTCTGTTGATTTAGTTTCTCGAATGGATGGGGGAACTACTACAGCAGCTCAAGGAATACATAAGCGTGATGTTGACGAACAAATGATTAAAAGATACGGTGATCAAGGTATTACTGGTCTTTTAGAATTACTTGGAGACAAGAAAGAAACATCAAGTCATCTTTTTGAACACTACGAAGAAGACTTTTATCACAATAATTTTACAGGTTCTATTGCTGCTGAAAGTGGTAATCAAGGTACTTTAAGTGTAAGTGCTGATGATGATACTGCTGCAGGTCACCACGCTTTAAGAGTTGGTGACTTAATTCAAAATGCTGGTGGTAATATTTATTTAGTACAATCAGGATCTGCTTTAACTTGGAAAGTTCAGTTAGTAGGTGCTGCTGAAACAGCTCTTATAGCTTCTTCTGAGTTTGTTATTATTGGTAATGCTTATGCTGAAGGTACTGGACAACCTGATGGTTTAACACCTCGTGTACACCACTACCAAAACAACTGTCAAATTATTAAAGAAACATTTGAAGTTACAGGTACTGAAGCAACTAATATTACTTACTTAAAAGTTGATTCTCCTAAATCAGGTTCTGGATACCTATGGTACTTAAAAGGTGAGGCTGACACTTACAATAGATTCATGGATTACTGTGAATTAGCATGTGTATTAGGTCAAGCTGGTGATGCCAATACAGTAGATACTGGTGATACTGGAGGAAGTCGAGTTTACTTAACTGAAGGTCTTTTACCATTTATGGAAAACAAAGGTCAATCTATGGATCTTGGTTCTTCTGCAATTACAATGGCTGACTTTGATGCTGCAGTAAAATCTTTAGATAAATTTAGAGGTGCAAAAGAGATGGCTCTTTACGCTGGTATTAACTTGTCTTTAGATATTGATGACCTATTAGCTGCACAGGGAGCTTATGCTGCAGGTGGTGCTAATTATGGTACTTTCGCAAATAACAAAGATATGGCGTTGAACTTAGGTTTTAACTCGTTCTCTCGTGGTGGTTACACTTTCCACAAGAAAACATACGACCTATTTAATCACCCATCTTTATTAGGTGCTGATGGATTTAACTACAATGGTTACGGAATGTGTATTCCTATGGATTCACAACGTGATCCTCGTTCAGGAGAAAAGATTCCTGCTTTACGTTTACGTTACAAAGCTGCTGGTGGATACTCTCGTGAGATGGAGCACTGGTTAACTGGTTCTGCTGTCCTACAAAACAAAACTAATCAAACAGATACGTTACAGTGTAACTACCGATCTGAGAGAGGTTTTGAAGGATTTGCTCCTAACCGTTTCTTATTGTTCAAAAAATCATAATTATTAATATATAAAAACATAAGAAAATGGAAAAGTACTTATATTTTGCTGATGGTAATTCTGCAGACGCTACAGGTGAAGCGGCTCTTTACCCAGCAAGTGCATTAAAAGGTGCAGATGCAACATCAGCTACAACAGCTACTTTATATTTTAAGCCTCAAGTTGTAGGTGACTCACTTGCTACAGGAGATGTTAACGACAAAGTTGTTTTAACTTTTGGTAGTGGAAAAATAAAAGAAGTGTTAAAAGCTTTAGCAGACAAAATTAATGAGCCTGTTTCTAAAGATAATGGATTTATTGTTGTTTGCGATGCGGATAACTCTGAGTTTTTATCTAGTGTATCAGGATGTGCAATTACTTATGCTGCTTAATAACTAGAAATAGTTAATTATATTTACTGGAGGGGAGTAATCCCCTCCTTTATAAAACTTTAAGTTAATTTTAGAAAATAATTATTATGACACCAACAAAAAAACGTAAGGCTGTTACGCCTCCTACGTCTACTAAGGTCGAAGCTAAAGCTCCCGTAGTAGAAAAAAAGTTTGTTCCAAAATTTACTGCAGGAACAAAAGAAATTAAACCTTCAATTTATCAATTACTTAAGAGTAGAAAAGATAGGAATGGAAAAACTCAGTTTCCTATAGTATATATGATAAAATCAGAAGATGTTATATTTGATGCAGTAACTGGTGAAAACAGAAAGATTAGATATGTTGCTGGTGAAACATCTATATACGCTGATGAGCAATCAGAAAACGCTAAGATGAGAGATCCTATATCTTTTACTAATGGTTTTCTTTTTGTAGATCATACTAACCCTACTCTTAAAAAGTATTTAGATGCGTGTAATGCTAACGCTGACAATCCTAATAGAATGAAAGGTAAAGTTCCTTCATTTAGATTAAAGGATCAATCAAGAGATGCTAAGAAGGATATTGAAAAAGTAACTAATGTTATGGATGCTGTCCAAGCTGCTCTTAAAATGCCTTTAAATGAGCTTGTAGGGTATGCTAAGGTATTAGGTGTTAACACTAACAAGAGTGTTGATGAAATACGTTGGGATATGAAGATACAAGCAGAAAAGAATCCTACAACTTTCTTAGCAGGTATGAATGACCCTAGAACAGAGATGAAACAACTTTTATTAATGGCTGAGGAATCAGGTATTATTTCTATGAAGAAAACAGGTATTACTTGGACAAACTCAGGTAATACAATTTGTGTTCCTGCTATAGGTACACAGCCTATTGATAGAATGGTAGATTTCTGTTCTTCTGGTGAAGGTGAGTCTGTTTATGAAGAAATAGAACGTAGGTTAAAAAACATAAATCAATAATTAGTTAATGCAATATATTTATGTAGGGGACTTAGCGGTCCCCTTTTTTTATTATCTCGATTTATTTTGTATTTTTGCTAGGGAATAAATTACATAGAAATGAGTATTGATGAAATATATAGATTAGTTCAAACCTTTGCAAATAAAGAACAAAGAGGTTTTATAACACCTTCTGACTTTAATCTTTTAGCAAAACAGGCAGAGCTAGAGTTAATTAATAAAAGAATAGAAATACTTCAAGAAAAATCCCAAGCTAAAAAAATATCAGGTGTTATGGAAGAATCTTTAACTCCTGAAATAGCGGAACAAGATTTAGCACCTTTTTTAATTACAACACAATATAAAACAAAATTAGTTCCAATTACATCTGGTTATTCAGAAGCAGAAGTTATAGTTGATAGCGAGACACTTCTTGTTAAAGAAATTTTTATATTACCAGATGAAAATTTAGGAATAAATTCTCATATACCTTTAGAGTTAGTAAGCTCTGAAAATATAAATAAAATTCTTAGAAGTAGTTTAGTAAAACCTTCTGTAGATTTTCCTGTAGGTCTTATGAGTGGTGATGTTAATTCTACACAATTAAAAATTAAAATTTTTCCAGACAATATAGAAAATGTAATTGTTCATGCATACATGTATCCTAAGAGATCCCCAAACTGGTCATATGTTACTGTTGCAGGAAAACCAGTGCATGATCCTTCTACTTCTAGTCAATTTAATTTACCTAGTAGAACTCATGGGGAAATTGTTATTAAGATACTAGAATATCTTGGCGTTAACTTAAGAGAAATTTCTTTAATTAATTATGCGTCTACCAAAGAGATGCTTCAAAATGCTAGAGTTCCTGCTAAATCTAAAACTACAAAATAATGGCAATAGATTACACAACTATAGAAGAGGTTGTTAACGATGTTCAGTTAATGATTGATGACACCTCTTATGATAAAGAAGCACAAATATATCAATTAAGATTACTAGCGTTACAAGGACTTAGAGAGCTTACATTTGACGTTGAACAAAAAGTTAAAACGGATACAATGCTTGTAGACTCTACAACACTTCAGTGTGCTTTACCTGCTGATTATGTAAAAGAACTTAGGATTGGTTTTAGAGGTGATGACGATGAGTTTCATCCCTTAGGTTATAAGTCTAATTTATCTTTAGATGCTACTATTCAATCAGTTATTAATGATGACCCTTATGATGAAAACAATCCTTATTATCATACAGAGGTTGGTAGAAAATATGGTATAGGTGGTGGTCAAAATACTTTAGGTTATTACAGAGTTAATAGACAAGATGGAACTATAAATTTTTCTTCAGACGTTGCTGGTAAAACAGTGTTTATGGAATATATATCTGATGGTGTTACTGCTACACCTGGAAAAGACCATATAATAAAATTTTCAATGGCTCCATCTATAAAAGGAGGAGCTAATGCGGGTCTTGAAAATTATACTTACATGATTAAAAACGGTTCTGTGTTTAAAATACCTAGTAGAAATGGTGGTTCAATTACATATATATTTAAAGACAGCACTGAAAATCCTTTTGAAGATTTAACTTCAAACCCAAGTTCTTTAGAAATATTTGTACCTGTATCTATAAATAAAGGTGACAACACTTCATCAGAAGAAATTGCTGAGGCTGTGACTAGAGTAATAAATGAGGGTCATCCAAGGTATCATGTTGCACCTAATGATACTAATATAACTGCTTCTAATGAGGGTGGTATTGTAACAATAGTAATAAGCAATTTATTATCTGCACCAAAAGATTTATTAGATCCTGATGGCACTTTTGATGCAAATGTATTTGTTCCTACCAATCCTCAAACTTTTTGTGTATTACAACAATCTTTAATTCAGTTGGGTTCTGCGGGTGATGTACCTAAAATACATAAGTTTTGCGAAGAAGCTTTAAGGTCTTATATGTACTATAAATATATTCAAAGAAAACGTGGTATTCCTGCTAACGAAAAGCAGATGGCTAAGAGATCTTATTTTAACGAAAAAAGATTGGCTAGAGCTAGAATGATGAACTTTAATAAAGAGGCTGCTATGCAAATTTCTAGAAAAGCTTTCAAGCAATCTCCAAAAATGTAAATAAATGCCTTTAGAAAAAAGAAGTTTTATGGGTGGAATGAATAAAGACGGAGATGTTCGTCTTATCAAAAACCCTGATTACATAGACGCTTTAAATGTTAGAGCTGCAACATCTGTTGATGGAACTATTGGTTCTTTAGAAAATATAGAAGGAAACGTTGAGGTTCCTTTTGATTTTTATTCTACAGATCCAGAAACTTTTTTTGTTAACGACAACGGTTTATATGAGGAAATAAATCCTGCAACTGTGTTTTATCAAAAAGTTATAAGAATACAGGGTTGGGAACAAACTAATCAAGCGTATAACTTTTCTTTATTTTCAGTTGGACCTAATGGTAATGTTCTTATTGGAGAATTTAATTGGAATGGAAACACTGGTCATACCTTTACATCTTTTTATTTAAACTCTCAATTTAGTAGCGTTGGTCCTTTTAATAGTGGTATTAATGTTTATGACATTAATACTGGTAATCAGTTTACTGCAAGTGTAAAACTTTTATCTTTTGGTCAAAATTCTGTGTTACATGGTGGTTATTTTGATATTGTAATTGAATGTGATGTTGCTGGTGTTAACTTTGATTTATCTATTTCATCTAATGTTGATTCAGATAATTTAATATACACTTATGGTGAACAAGGAGTTGGAATACCTATAAGCGTTAGCGAAAACTTATCTGCATTCTTGTTGCCAGGTTTTGATTCTGGAGGTATTTTTAATACAGATACTAATGATGATGGTGTTGTTGTAAGTCCTGATGGAACCCTTTATGAGGTTGGTAATAGAACTGTCTGGAGAATTACATTTATTGGAGAGGAGCCTACATCACCTACAAGTTTTGATGAAGTAGCTATTTTTTCTTATAGGGAAAACATGAATCCAGCAGATGAAACTTTTGAATTTGAGTTTGAACCTTTTTTAACAATAAATCAAGGCACATTTTCATCTGGTGGAGAGTTTGAGGGAGAGTTTGAGTTTGACTCAAATCAAAATAAATTATCTGCATTTTTACATAGGCAATTTTCTGAAAGTAAAAGTGTTTTATGTGACGGGCTACCTTTAAATTTTAATATAGATCCTGACAAATTCTTTTTAACTTTTTCTGAAAATGCAACTTTTGATAGCAATAATAATTCTTTTAGTATTGTAGTTGTTGGTCCTGTTGGTGTTAGATTTAAGCTAGCGTTATTAGATAGCTCAGAAAATTTAATGGTAGCCTTACAGCCTGGTAATGAATTTACAGATGGAGAAACAGATGCTGCTACAATTTTTGGTAATGGAACTTTTATCACTCTTAATAATTATCAAATAGTTGACAATTCTATTGAAATTACAAATTCTATAGTTAATAGCTATAATGTTTTACAAGAAGATTTACAAAATGCAATTGATAATTTTAATGATTTACAACAATTTTCTATTCAACAAACCGTTAATAATGGTATTTTAGAAGCAGATCTTCAAGCTCAAATAGCATTAACAGATCAAGCACTTGCTAATTTAGGTCAGACTCAATCTGATTTAGATGATGCTAACCAGATTATACTTGGGTTAGAGGGGAATATTAACAATCTTAACCAAGCTAACGATATTCTTTCAGATGAAAATACGGAGTTGTTTGAAGACATAGAAAATTTGAATATTGGTTTAGGGGAATTAAATATTGCTGTTACAAATTTAAGCACTGATATAGTTCCAACAGTACAGGGATCTTTACCTTTTGATGCTTTAGCTGCAGACGTTATACTTTTAATTAGTCAGTTTAATCAATTCCAGACTAGCCAATCATCTTTTATAGATAATTTTAATCAATCTTTTGAAGAACATTTACAAGCTGCAGGTTTACCTTTAGCAACTGACTTTATCAATATAATAACATCTGTTGAAGACATTATATCTAATGTAATAAACACTTTAAGTCAACAGACAGCTGACGTAGTAGCGGGTTATCAAGCAGAAATTGATCAATTAAACATAAATCATGCTAACGCTTTAGCTGCTGCAGAAACTGCTGATCAAGCTGCACAAGATGCTTTGCAAGCACAGTTTGATGCAGATTTAGCTGCTCTCACTGCAGATCATGTTGCTGCAGTAGCAGCTTTAGAATCTACTATATCTGATCAATCTGCACAGATTGCTACTCAAGGTGCTACAATAGTTAGTCTTGGGTCCACTATTCAAGACTTAAATAATCAAATTGATGATTTACAAACACAACTTGAAGAGCTAAGAATATCTGACGCTATAATTGTATCTAAACTTAATGAATATAATGATATATACACATCTTTAAGTGATTCTTATTCTCAAACTCTTACAGTATATAATGCTTTATCTCTTGAAAATCAAGTAATTTATCAACCAGGAATGAATAACGTAAGTTTATTTCAAGGTGATTTTATTTTATATGAGGGTCTTTTTAGTGATGCTAATGACCTTAGTATTTTATCTACCTTTGATGCTTCAGGGAATATTGTTAACCCTTCTGGATCTGAAACTAATGGTGGCTTAATACTTCCTTTAAGTTCTAATCTTTATAGTGCTGTAAGACTTCCTTATTCATCTTTTACTAATCAAGGAGCTTGGCAAAATGGTAATGAAATTTCAATTACGATGATGTTTAATTGTTCTGACGTAGGCACTGGTCCTGGGGCAAGTAGTATACCAAATAACTATAATGTTTTTATAACTAATCTGTGGGATGATTCTGACCAATGGGATGGTAACATTAATTATGGATTTGAAATAAGTCAAAGTTTAAATACTACAGGTAATACTGTTTTTGAGCATACATTTACTGTTGTTGATACCAACGAATCAAATTTTTTAAACAAGTGGGCTAATATAACTATAATTACACCACCAGTAAGCAGCCAACAGGTTAATGATTTTCAAATTAAGTTGACTCAAATTAGATTAAGTAATGATGCTCAGGAAGCAATAGATTTTAATTTAAACAATCTAGTTCCAGAGGCTGAAGAACTTTATCTTGAAAGATATAATGGGGTTAATAATATTGTTTTAGATTGGCAAAACTCTGGACTTGACACTCTTAGTGAATTTGTGTCAGAATCTGTTTATAACGATATTCTTAATAAAGTTATTCCTGGATATTTTGATGGTACTGGTAGTGTTTCAACTATAGGAGATAGGCTTCAATCTTATGCAGATGCCGTACTTGATTTTTCTAATGCTGTTCAGAATCAAGTTTACAGTGCGTATGTTAATTATTTTCAAGCCTCACAAGCAAACCCTGAAGATCTTGTATCTTTACAAGAACAACATGCTCAAGAGATAGCTCAAATTCAACTTGATTTAGAACAATCACAGCTAAATGTTATAAGTTTACAAAATCAAATAATTTATCTTCAAGATAATTCTGGAACTTTTCTTACAGGTCCTAATGTTGCGGCTACATTGCTTACTTTTGTAGGAACCGATACGAGTGGTATAAGTGGTAGTCCTTTATCTTTTAGTGCTTATTTCAATAATGATTATAGACTTAGTATTCAATATATGATTGACGGTTCTCGAACAGAGGTTGCTACTTTGGTAATTCTTACAGGTAGCGAGTGTCAAGCTTTAGCAAATCAGCCACATAGTGAAACTAATAATATAGTTTATTATTTGACAAATAGATTTCAAAATGGGCAAACAATTGATTTTATACCATCTGGATTGGGATACCCAACTCAAAAATTAATTTGTTTATTTGCTAATTTTAATGAAGAAACATCAACTATTGGTGATGGAGTTCCCTTTTTATCTGCAGTTAGTGGTATAGATATATCTCAATCACCATGGAACTCATTTATAACTAATCAAAATGATTTGTTTCAACATAGGGATATTCAAATGATCTTTTATTTTGATCAATTTCAGTATGACAACGTTCCTGCAACAGAAGATATTCAATTTAGTGGGCTTTACGAACCTCAGTTGGGAAATATAATAGCTTCAAATTTTGATGATCATACTCTTTTTGCAAGCGCATCAAGATATACTACAATAACTGGTTTTTAATTAATATTTTATGTCTTTAATAGTAAAAAATAAAAACTCAAATACATATAAAAGTTTTTCTACTAAAACTTTACCAGGAGAATATATTTGTATAGGCTCTTATGAAGATAAACCTACAAATTGTATATACTATTTTTTATATTCCGAAGATAATGTTGGTGTAGCTGGTAAATATGATTGTATTGTAGAATATAATCAGATTGAGGATAAAACTACTGTAGTTTATCAAGATGGTAAAACAGGTAGTAATGGGGTCACTGAAGGTGTTTTAAACTTTGATAAAGATCATTTAATAACTGGTATTAATAAAGTTGAAGACATACTTTACTTTACAGATAATTTTAATAGACCTAGAAAAATTGATGTAGAAAAGGCTAAAAGAAACGAGCAGTATATAAAACTTGGTCCTACGTTTCAAGGAATATTAAATGATTTCATTTTAGGTCGTGAAATTATTTCAAATAATAATTGGCAAATTAGATTTGTTGATGGTGATAACACTATAAACGGTGAAACCTCTAATGTAATTTCTTCTGACACTGGAAGTTTTAGATTTATTACAGAAGCTTCAGGGTCGACAGATATAAACATATTAAAGGCAGGTGTAGTAACTCCTGGAAAATATTACGAGCTTTCTTATGATATAGACAGTAGTAATAAAGATAATGGATTAGCTACTTATACTGCTGACGATGAAGCTGAACAAATTGCTATAAAAACAACTGTTGGTACCCACAAAACTAAATATTATTCTAAAAACACTTATTTTGTAATTAAAAGAAATAAGCATGGCATTGATATAACTATAAGTAATATATCGTTAAAAGAAATAAAAGAAGAAAGGACTGTATTAATTGGTGTAACTAACAATCATCCTTTTAAGAAAAACGATCATTTATACCTTCAACAGTTTGAGATTCTATCTCCAGCTTTATTAGGTAAAGGATATAATGGTTACGCTAAGGCTGTTGATATTATTAAACCCTTTGGAAAAGGAACAACTTCTGTTACTCTAACTTTTAACGACAAAACTGTTTCAATGCAGGGTGAAAATCCTACTAAAGATTTATTTGCTGGTGATTTTGTTTGCGTTGTAGTTAACGGTAATCCATACTTTATTGAAGTTGATTTTATAGTTAATACACATACTTTTGAGGCTACTACTAAGTGGTCTAACTTTAGTATAAGTACGACTAATTTTGATTTATCATCGTTTAACGCTGATTTAAAAACTAATAATGGTATTATAACTAATACTCCTTTTATTGATTTAGAACCAACATCTCCTGGGGGTAAGGTACTACATGCACAGCCTGATGATGCCTACTCTCCTCTAATTAGTTTTGGAGAGTTTGAAGATAAGATGATATATCTTGACGCTTTATCTCATCAACCAAGGTATAAACCAGAGTTTTCTTTTAATAAAGAGCCAGCTAGGGTAAATCATATAGTTGGTAAGTTTTTTCAGTTTAGATATAGATATGTTTATAAAGATGGTACTGTATCGGCTTACAGTGGTATATCAGATGTAGCTAATCAAAGTGTTTACACCAAGAGATATATTACTGGTGAAGACAACACTACTATTAATAATGCTGTAAATAACATTATAAACATAAAATATAACGATAGCATATCTTATGTAGATAAGGTAGAGGTTGTAGCTAGGGATGGTAATGATGGTGAGTTTTTTCTTATAGAAACTATACCTAATGACTTTATAAAGTATTTAAAAAGAAGAAAGAACGAATCTCTTTTAACTAGCCCTAGTTTATTTTTTGGTGGAGCTATTCAGGCTAATGTTAAGTTTTCAACTGCAATATTTAGGAATGATGGTGTCTACCCTTTTGTATCTAAAACAGATATTGACAAGCTTCAAGATGCTTTACCTAAACTAGCAAAAGCTCAAACCATATTGCCTAAAAATAGAATAGCGTATGGTAACGTTGTTGATGGATATGATAATACAGATATATACTGCAATCTGCAGATAAAGCCTGTAACTACTTTAGATGCTGAGACTCAGTTTATAAATAAAATTAGTGGAGGTGGTCAAAATGGGAATTATACTAATGCTCCTGATTTTGAAGTGATAAATGCAGGTGGTCCAGTTATTAGCACTGTTTTTAAAGTTAGCTTTAATCTACAACCTTTAGACCCAGAAACAAACGGTGGTGATGGTATTATAAATTTAAGATATAATTGGGTTAAAACTTTATTTCAAAATCATGGACAAGCTCCTGGTCAATCAAGTATTATTCCAAGGGGTGGTAATTTTACGCATGAATCGTCTATATTTAATCCTGGTAGTGTTGACGACATAGGTTTGCACCTTGAAGAGAGAATTAACGTTGGAGACTTTTTTTTAGATACTAGTTTTGGTTACTTTATAGATGGAGGATCAGCTATATATAATGATGTTCAAACCCTACCTGTGCATGATTTAACAGTAGCGTCTTACAATTCGTCTACTAAAAAATTGTCTATAACTTTTACTTATCCAGAAAATTATGACCCACTACCTGATTCTGTAGGAATTGATATAATAACAAATGATACTAATTATTCTGAAACTGCTATAGGTACTACTGCTAATCTAAATTTCGCAGGTAAGGGAACTAGCTCAGGTGGTACTACAAATATGTTTCATGGTGGGCTTACTTCTTCAAGATCTACTTATAGTGGTGCACCTTCTTTTGGTAAGTCTTATAAGACTGGAGCTAATCATGGTTTTGGTTTAGTGTACTATGACGAGACAAATAGGGCTTCTTTTGTTAATACATCAAAAGCTATAAACACTTTTAATTCAGGCACAAACGTTTACGCACCTTTTTATACTGAGATTGCTCAGCCTCAAAGTACATTTAATGGTCTTGAGTGGAAGATATATCACAAGCCTCCAGTATGGGCAACTCATTATCAATGGGTTTACTCTGGTAACACTACTATAGATGAGTTTATACAAATCCCTATATTAAACTCGTATAAAGGAACTGGTAATCAAGATAATAAAATATACTTAGGGTTAGGATCATTAAAAGGATTGAGTGAAGAAAGTGTTGATGTGGATAGTTATATAGACTCTACGTCAGCTATAATAGATTATGTTTACGCAAAAGGAGATAGAGTTAGATATATATCTTTTGGTGGTGGTAATGAAGACAATAGGAGGTATTTTAAAGAGAATATAGATGTCCCTATATCATCTTATGATTTTTACACTAGAGAAGAGATTCAGGATGCTGTTGGAGGATCTAACCTTATTCCAGGATTTTACATTGTTATAGATAGCCCTACAGATGCTAATAACGATATAGATTTTTCTATATCAAATGATGGAAATATTGATGGGAGTATAGCTGTTGATCACTCTCAAGTTGATCATACTGACGATGATTTTTCTCATAATGGTTATCACAAGCTTATAGTAGAGATATATAGACCTAAAAAATCTATACAATCAGAAGTTTCTGGTTTGTTTTATGAGGTAGGTGAAAAATTTGAGATAGAGAATCCAGGAACTGATTTTAGATCCCATCAGGGTCAAGGTTCTGATTACTTTTTTGACGAGGAGTCTAGAATGGAGGTTACAGCTATAGATGGTTTACAGGGACCTATTGATGATAGTGGAAACAGCACTACAAACTTTGCAGAGGGAACTTTACTTCATGGTGATGTTTACACTAGAAGAAGGGTTATGACTCTTCATCATCAAGATGCTGCTGTTAATAGTGAAGGTGAAGCTGATACTACAGGTATTGCACCTCAAGTTTTTGCTTGCGAGAGCTATTACCTAACAGACTTTTATAATTCTAACAACTGGGATAAGGGTAGGGTTAATATAGTAAACCCTTACTCTGAGGAAAGAAGGCTGTCAGCCTCAGTATATTACTCTGATGTTTTTACCAGCACAGGTAATTTTAATGGTTTTAGTACTTTTGACATGGCAATATCTCCATATTACGACTATAATCAAGACTTTGGGTCAATACAATCTTTAATGATTAAGGGTGATGATCTTTTAATATTTCACGAGAATAGAGTAGGTAGAACTTTGGTTGGCAAGAATATAGTTAATTATGCTGATGGTGCTTCTAACCTAACTCTGTCTAAAGATATACTAGCTGACTATGCTCAGGTGTATTCTGCAGAAAATGGATGTAGCCTTAATCCTGAGAGTATAGTTGAGAATAACGATAGATTTTATTTTGTAGATATAAAGAGAGGTTCTGTTCTAAGACTTAGTAGAGATGGTATAACAAGAATATCTGACTATGGAATGTCCGATTATTTTAGAGATAAAAGTCAAAAGTATGTAGAGGAAAAAGTTGAAAATATTAAAATTGTTGCTGGGTATGACCCTAAGTATGATGAATATATAATCACGCTACCAAGGGTTTTAAAAACTGAAGGTTACGAAAATTCTGGCTTTTGGGGATCTAGTAATGTTAATTTTGATGAGTCCTACTCTTTAATTGAAAATGTATTTATTGAAGGTTACGATCCTTCTAAAACCATATCTTTTAATGATACCCTAAAAAAATGGACATCTTTTTATAGTTACAAACCAGAATTTTACGGTAAAATAAATAGACAATTTGTTACATATAAAAATGGTAAAATATATAAACACAATACAGAAAATAGATCTAACTTTAATACTTTTTATGGTATTAGATATAACTCAAATATAGAGTTTCCTTTTAACTCAGATACTTCGTCTGTAAAAACTTATAATGCTATATCTTTAGAGAGTGACACAAAACTTTTAACTAATATGTCTACAAACATGGGTCAGCATAATAACTCTTATGACTCTGTTATATCTACTCAAATAGGTTATAAAAAAGTTGATGGTCTTATATCTACACAGGCAAACTCACCTTATTGTCTTTATGGTACATCTTCATCTAACTTTTACAAAGATTTAGCTCCAGGAGATTTAATTAGGTTTTATAATAGCGAAAATGATTCAGCTCAATACAATGTAGTTAAAAATATTTTAACAAAACAAAAAATAACTTTAGATAATACTGTTAATCATATATCAAAAAATAATAGAATTGATGTTATTGATTATAAAACAAAAGAAGGTATTCAATATTCTCAAATTCCTTTTGCTGCAAGTAAATTTAATATACAGGGATATGGTGAGCTTCAAGGTGACTTTAATGGAGATGCTTCTAATATTTTTGGATTGGGTATTTTTAATGCAAGGAGGTATTCTGGTGGTAGTTTTTCTCTTAATGGTCGTTTTGAAATAAACAAATTTCCTTTTATTGGTAATAAGGTTGTGTCTGTTTCTAATATAATACCTGGAGGTATATATGGTATTTATAATGTAAAAAGAGATTTTAAGTTTGAAGAAGTTTTTAATATTAAAAGCAAAAATACAGTTGGTGATGATATTCTTTCCAATAAAGGAAGCTTTTCAAACGCCTCTGATTGGACTGTTTTAAATGCAGGAGTTAAAGTTCAAGAAAATAAAAATAGCAGTGGTAACGTTTTACATTTTAGTAAACAAAACGCTTTTTCTCAGGTAAGAACAACTTCTTCTTTAAATTTTAGTTCTGGATCTACTTATATAATTTCTTTTCATGTTAAAACAGAAAGAATACAAAGAGGTAATATTAATTTATCTTTCAGACTTGGTGGTGAAACTAATTTAAGTGGAAGTTTGGGTTTGCCATCTAAAAATACAGGGTTTGAAACTATTACAATTAATTCTAGAAATACTAATAGAAATTTTTCTATTGAAATAACATCTGGTGATATTAATCTTGATCCTTATTTATATATAAAAACAACTATTAATCAACCTGAATTTAGTATAACTAAATTAAGGGTTCAAAAAGTAAATCCACCTAGTGGTATTTTTGTAGCTAAAAACGGAACATCATCTAAGTCAAATGCATCTGTTTACCCATGTGAATATTCTTTACATTGTATGGATACTAAAACTGGAGAGACCACTCATTCGGGTTGGGTTTATAACATATCAGAGAATAGTGTTGACTTTATTTCTACGGTTAACTACAGTAGTCTCCAAGGTCGTAAGTTTTACTTTATAGTTAAAGAAGGGCTTATAGATGGTGAAAAACTTAAGGGTCACTACCTTAAAACAATACTTACATCTCACTGGTATCAATCTAAATATAAGTTTAACTTATACGCTGCAAACGTAGATGTAGACAAGAGTGAGCTCAGTAATAAATAATGAAAAAAAATTAGTACATTTGTAAAAATCTAAAAAATGGCATACTATCCTAAATATAATAAGAATAAAAAAGTAAAAAAAGCTTTGACTGGAGCAGAACTTGCAGCTTTAGGAATAAAAGCCTTGCCTTTTATAGGTCAAGGTATTAAAGGAATATTTGACAGAAAAAGAGGTAAGGACAGAGAAAGAGATGCACGAAGTGCTATTGACGACCTTAAAGCTAGTGGTCGTTTAACTTACGAGGTACCATCAACTTTTAGAGAAATGGTTGATGAGCCTGTTGATCAAGATTATATAGAGGGATTAGAAGATGCTAGAGCAGCTAACTTTGCTACAGCGATGGCAAACTTATCTAGAGATCCTAGAAATGCCCTACCTGTAGCTATGGGTATGGAAAGGCAAGCCGCTAAAGATAGGTTAGATTTACTTGACGTACAGCAAACTGCTAAAACTGCAGCTTTGAAAAACTTAGCGACAGCAGAAGAAAAGGCTGAAGAAAAAGATGTTGCGTTGGCTACAACTGAAGCTGCAGGATTGCAAAAAGAATTAGAGTCTGCTGTTAAGCAAGGAACTCAGGGTACTGAAGGTATTATGAGTGGTGTATTGGGTGGTATACAAACAGGTGCTTCTGAAGGGTTGTTTGGTGAGGATATACAAGAGGCTTTTATGGGTAAGAAAGGTGCTAAATTGGAAGCTGAAGAAGGTGGTACAACTCCTGATGAGTTTAGCCACGATACTAACCCTATTGACATAGTTCAAGATGGTGAAAAGATTGGTGAGATGACAGGTCAAGAAATTATAATGCCACCAGATGACAGAGCTCAAATAGAGATGCTTATGGAGAAAGGTGATGGTAAAGCTCTTATGTCTTTACTAAAACAACTTTTTGAAAAGTATGATAGCAATGTTATATCAGCTAAAGAGACTGAAGCTCCTATGAAGAAAGAAGATTCTATGAGACAAGAACAACCTATGAAGGAAGAAGAACCTACAATGATGGAGCATGGTGGTAGCTACTTATCTAAAATAAAAAACAGATTAAAATTTAACTATTAAGAAATGGCTTACGAAGGACTATTTGGAATTGGTGATGCAGGTAATCTTAATAATAGGGACTTAGTACAGGAATCTAGAGATATTCAAACTCACCTACAAGATGTTGCTAGGTTCAAAGAAGAGCAAAAGCGAAACGAAGAACTTAGAGCTAAACGTAGAAGAGAGAATAGAGAAAACCTTTATGATGAGTATTTTGATAAAGGTGAGATTCATGTTAACTATCAACCTTATATAGCTGGTAAGATTAAAGGTCATCATGAATGGATTACCGAAAACATGGATGAAAATGGTAATATAAAAGATGAGTCTTTAGCTGAGTATAGAAGAAGAGAAGATCAAATACTTCAGGATGTAACTTTTTTAAAAGATAGAACAACAAACTACAATGCTACTGTTAACGACATGAGAACAGAGGGTACTAATATTAACCTCTATAAAAAGTCTAAAGAGGGTACTTATTTAATTGATTTTCATGAGAAATTGTTTCTTGAAGGTTTGAAGAATGGTGAAATAAACCCTAACCTTCCTGTAGATTTACCTACGATGAAAGGTACTCCAGAGCCTAAGAGAGGTAGTACTATGTATATAGAAAAGCAAAAAGGCAAGGGTGGTCTTTTAGAGACTAGAGACCAGAGAATTTCTATAGCTAATAATATTCAAACAACTACTGGTTTTTATACAGATCAAAGATTAGATCAGATAGAAAATGAGATCTATGAGCAGTTAAACCCAAACGAGCTTTACTTACCTACTGGTGAGGTTGCTAAGTCTACTTGGATAGTTGACTATATGGATCAATCAAATCAAACTAGATTTTTTGAAGAAGAAAATACTAAGGGTATTGATAGCCCTGAAGTATTGGACCCTAAAAGCGATTCTTACAATGCAGATCTTGCAGATCAGTACGCTAAATGGTTGGCAAAAGATTTAACAAAAGACTTGAGAAAAGAAGAGGTTATAAAACAGAGTTATAAGAAGGTTGACAAAGATGATGATGATAAATCTAGCAGCATCCTAACTCCAGAGTTTGTAGGTAAATACAATAATCCAAAGCCAGGTAGTAACTCTTATAATGGATTTGTTGCTGCTGAAGGGACAGATATACCTGTTGAGTTAAAAGATTTTGATAGTAAACTTGATATATCATCTAAAGATATTTATGTTGGACCAAATAATAAACAACAAGAATTTACAGATCCAAACGGAGAATCTATAACTTTTGAACAACTTTTAGAAGTATCAGCAAGTAAAGTAGGAGAAGACGCATTATTTGAAAATGCTCAACTTGTAAAGACAATGCAACTTGCAAATGGGGATTTTGTTGGTGAATATAAGTTACCTGGAACTAATAACACTGTTTTAGTTAGTTTTGATAATATGAGTTCAGCTCCATTCAAAGTTGTTGGAAATGCTAAACCATCAGTACATTTACAACAGTTTGAGTATTATAAGTTACAAAAGAAACAAAACCCTCCTAAAGAAAATAACGCTTCAAACTTTAATAAGAATAAACCAGGAGGATCAACTACTTCAGTACAAGAAGTTCCTAAAAGTGATTTTGAGGTTGATGCGTATTTAGGTCTTAAACCTCCATCTACTGATGGTAATATAGAAATAGGTGGTAAATCTTATCCTTTTGAAAACAGTTTAACTGAGGATAATTATGATCAACTTCGTAAGAGTGGTGTTAGAAAAGTTTTTTGGAAATCATATAATAATATTGGTGTAAGAACCCCAAGTCTTAGTAGTAATGGTGTTTTAACAATCCCATATACTAAAAAAATGGACGGTGGTAAAGATTTTTCTCCAGGTACTCCATTCACAATGACAGATATTTTGCAAGCAATTCGCAAGTCTAAATAAGCATAAAAAATAACAAATGAACGAAGAAGCAATTCAGTATGCCTACGATTTATTCACTAAAGATGGATATAGTGATAGTTTAGATGAATTTAAAATACTTATGTCTGAAAACCCAGAGGCTTTGTCGCACTCTTATGGTTTATTTAAACAAGACGGTTATGAAGATAGCTTAGAAGATTTTGCTAGTCTTATGGGGGTTGAACAAAAACCTAAAGAGCAACAACCTAAGCAAGATGTTTCACAAGAAGATGTAAAAAAAAAAGATTCTTCAGATGCGGAGCCTACTATGGAAGTCAGCATGGATCAAGATCAAGAACCTATTACATCTCAATCGGAAGACTCAGACTATCTTTTAGAATCTGCAGAGAATAGGTTTAAGCAAAAACAAGTTAAGCTTGAACAAGAAGAGCAATCAAAAGTACCAACTACAGAAGAATATAAGGCTCAATGGTATGAAAACTACGGTGTAGATTACCGATATTATCAAGAACTTTTAAAGCAACAAAGAGAGTTGCAAATGAAGTTAGAGAAGGATCCTTATGGTTCTGATGCTCGTATGAACGATAATAAATTATCTACTCTAAACTCTAGAATAGATTTATTTAAAGAAGAGTTTAAGGAAGCTGACATAGCTTATAACACCCAAAACTTTAATGATGCTGTAATTAACTATGCTCCAAGTGAGATTGAGGATGTCCTCAAAGAAAGGGGTATAGATGAGACTTTTGTTCAGATGGAACACTTCAAGATTAACGGTAAAAACGTTAGTCCTGTAGAGATGAAGGAGTCTTTGTTAGACCAAGATTTTGTAGACGACCTTCAAGAAGGTAAGAATGATGTCTACATATCTCCTATAATGGTTGAGAATAGTGAGATGGGTGCTTACCTTAATAACCTATATCAGAGACAGTTAGAGGCTGGTGGTCAGTTTAGTGATTTAGCTGACTCTTTTGCTAGCGGTAGTCTAGGTTTACTTGCTGGTATTATAGAGCCTTTAGAGGGAATCCTTGCTTATGGCTCTATGAACAATTACAATATAACAGCTTACAATAGATATGGTGGTGAGATAGCAAGATCACTTAAAGAGAGTTCTGAATCTTGGATGAAAAAAACTAGAGCTTATGAGTTTGATGGTATTACAGAATCTTTAACAGAGGGTAACATTGGTAACGCTATAGCTCAGTTTGGAAATGGTTTAGCACAAACAGCACCACAGATCTTATCTATGTATGCTGGTGGTGCGTTTCTTGGAGCTGCTGGATTGTCTACAACTGCAGCACAGCGTATAACTTTAGGTGCTATGGGTACCAGTGCTTATGGTCAAAAGTCTTTAGACCTTAAGGACATGAGAGAGAGAGGTGAGGTAGACATGAGTACCCTTATGATAGCTATAAACTCTATGGTTAGTGGTGGTGCTGAGATGATATTTGAAATACCTACCTACCAGTATATAAACACTATGCGTAAGCTGCGTAAAATGAAGTTAGTTGATGTTCCAACGGAGATGTCAGAAAACTTTGTTAAAAATTACTTCAAGGGCATGGGTATGGAAGCTGGGTCAGAGATGGGTACAGAGGTTACTAATATCCTTAATGACGCTATAACAGGTGCTGGTACCCCAGAGAGTTTCGTTGACGCTGTAATGAAGGTTACTGATGCTGGTATTCTTGGTGCAGGTATGGGTGGTGTTATTGGTAGTAGACAACTTAGGTATTCTTTTATGAAGGATATTAGTGGTGATTTAGAAAATTTAGCTTCTATAACTATAACTGATAACAAGACAGGTAGCGAAAGAGTTTTAACTAGAAGGGATGCATTATTGTTCTTTCAGGATGAAACTAATTTAGCTGCTGTAGCTAATGGTGATATAGGGTTTGACACCTCTATTGACTCAGAAGTAGAGGCTAAAATGAAAGCTAAACTAGAGGGGTACACCAGTCAAGATGCTATGGAGGCTAGAGATTCTATGCTAGAGTTGGTTAAAGAACTTGATAAGTCCTTGAAAACTATTGAATCTGTAGATAAAAATAATGTAAAGAATGGTGGTGCTGCTGATATAATAAATGGTATACAAGAGACTTTATCTAAGATAGATGCTTTGATAGCTGATAAGGGTACTGTTGTTACCAGTAAAGTTTACGAAAGCACTATCTCTAGATTAAACTCTTTCTTAAAGAGTAAAGGAATATCTATTGGTAATCTTGCAGACTTTCAAGCTGGTTCATTCACTGTATCTAAAGAGGGAGAGGATGAGTTTCAGGCTGTAAAAAAAGCTTTGACTAGAAAGTTTCAGAAAGAAGCAGAGGAGAAGTTTCAGTATAAAGATGGTGAGTATACCAAAAAAGAGATAAACGAAAACAGAATAGAGTATGTAGAACAGAAGTTAGCTGAAGCAGGTGTCGGATCTGGTAGTGCTGTTCGTGTAAACGTTAATCAGCTTGGTAAGATTTTAACAGAAAGTCAGATAGCTAAACTTGAAGAGTATATAGAACAAACTGATAAAGAAGCTAAGGCTACTACAGGTGCTAGAGAGTTTGATGCTTTACAGGATAGGACTTTTGAGTTTGTTGTAAAACATGATGGTACTGCTGTTCTTGTAGACTCAGGTAAACAAGGTAAGGGTCTTGGTGCTGATGTTGGCACCATAGAGTTTGCTAACATAAATTACGAAACTGCACATCAATTATTAGAGGCTCACAGACAGGCGGAGATGAAGAAAGCTGATATGGCTAAAGAGAATGCTAAGGCAGAGCTTGTAAAGAAGAATAACTTAGAGTTTAGAAAAGCTGATGCTAAGAGTATGGACTCTGTATCTCAAGATGACTTACAGAAAGACTACCATATTGTATCATCGCAAAAGAATGGATACACTGCAGAGCAAAACAAAAATAGGTCTACTAACTTAAAGGCTAGGCTAGATGCCCTTGGAGTTAAATATAAAACTGTTAGGACTGTAGAGAATGGAGTGTCTAAAGAATCGTTCATGGTTGAAGGGCTTACAGATGCTCAGGCTTTAAATCTGGGTAGAAATTTTGGTCAAACTTCTGTGTTCTCAAGTAAGACAGGTGTTCTAAATAGTAATGGTAGTGTTCAGTCTGTAAACGGTATTGTAGAGAAATCACCAGACGCTAGAAATGGTGCTAGTTTCTTTATAATGAAAGATGCTAATGGTAGAAAGTTCTCTATAAGATTTGGTACAAACGAGGCTGTTCATGGTAAGGATATTAACGCTGACAACATGGATCAGTTAGACTCAACTAGCGAAAACTATGATGCTACATTCTTTGAAGGCTACCCTAATAGTAGACAAAAAATATTAGGATTCATTGTTAAGATGTTATCATCTATAGGTAACCTTAACTTCTCTATAGCTAGAAACTCTGACTCTATGGCTCAGATGCTAGCACAAAAGGGGGTCAACGATCCAGTTGGTCACTCTCGTCAGTCAGCTTTCTACCTTGGTGACACCATATATCTTAACATGGAATACATACAAGGTAATACTTTGTTCCACGAGATAATACATCCTTTGGTAAATAAATTAAAGACTACAAAGGAAGGTAGAAAGATATATAAACAAATAGAAAAGCTTGTAAGAAAAGCAGATGGAGTATCAGATTCAAAGCTTATAGTTCTTGAAGATGGTAGAAGGATCAGGTTGTCTTACTACGAGTGGGCTAAACAGTTGTATGGTAATAACGAAATGGTTGCATCTTATTTAAAAGATAAGTCTGCAGCAGAGAAGAGAGCATACTTTACTGAAGAAGCTTTTGCTGAGATGATGGGTGATGCTGCTGTAAATCAATTTATAAGAAGTCAAAGCACTCTTGGTAGAATAAAACAGGCTGTAAAGAATATTATACAACATTACTTTGGCGTTGACTTTGATGGTGAAATATTTGATCTAACACTTGATACTGTACAGAATCTAGGTGACCTTAAAAAAGGTTTAGCTAAGTCTTTCGTAGCTGGTAAGAAAATTAACATAGCAGGAAACGAGTTTGAAGTTGGTGAGCCAACAGAGGTTGCAATGTTCCAAGCTAAGTATAATTCGATGACAAAAAACTCTCTTGAGGCTGGTGAGGATATGCTTACAGACTTTGTAGAGGTGTCTGAAGATTTACTATCTGATAGAGGTCCATCTAAGTTTCAGCTTAGAGAAAGATTTGATTTTTCAGAAACAGATATTCCTGTAGGATCTATTATAGATTTAAATGGAGAAAAGGTTTATGTGGCTCCTATCGACAGGTCTTCAGTTGGTAATATAACTAGTGATACTGGAGTTAAGCATAAGATGATGGGTGGATTACTATACCCTATGATGAAAGACACTGGAGGTTGGGCTTGGACTACTAAGTCTAAAGCTGAAAACCTACTAAACAAACTTAAAAAAGATGATGTTACAAAGGTTGTCTTTATGGCTATGAGTAACGCTTCTATTTCTGGAAACTTAAACTTTATAGAGTATGTTGAGAAAGAAGTTGAGTTAGCTTTATCAAAAAACAATAAAAAGTTTGGAAATGAAATTATAGCTCAGATAAACAACACCTTTAATAAAGCTGCAGTTCTTAATCATTTTTGGGAAACAGATAAGGTTACAGGTAAGAGAAAAAAATTAAAGAGAGACACAAACTTACCAAAGAAAAAGTTTAAAAACTTTGATGAGTTTAAAGCCTACATGAGAACCATAGGTACTGGTGATAGAAACAAAGTGATGCAAGAGTTGTACAAGATTGAGTTTAATAAAAAACTTGGTTTACCTAGACCTGAAGATTTATTAAAGTTTGTTAACGAGCCACTCATAGAGAATGCTAGAATGGGTGACCTTATTGGTGTTGTAGACTTAGACACTAACGCTACGATTAAAGAAACTAAGGAGGGAGATGCTGGTCATCACCCTGGTTATCCTTTTGTTTTACCTGGAGGTAACTTCAAAATATTCAATAAGTTTATTCATATAAAGGAAGCCTTTCCTAATTATATGTCTGAGACAGAAAAGAAGAAAAATAAACCTATTCCTTTCAAGCATAAGCAAGACAGGTCAGCTTACAATGTTGCTATGTATGGTGGTATTGTAACAAACGTAGATGTTATTAATGACTTTACTGGCGGTGATGCTGCGTTTGGTAGATTCCAAATAAGTAATTTATATCATGGTGGTCCAAATAATATAGACAAGTTTAACCCTAATTATATTAAGAGTCACCTTCAGTATGGTCATGGTTTCTATTTCTCTAGTGAGCAAGAAGTAGCTAAAGGTTATAGAGATGGATCAGTTACATCAGCAGATGATAAGATAGGTAGCATGCCTGTACATGAGTACAACACTATGTTGGTGAATAAAGCTCGTGCTGTAAGATCTCAAGAAGCTTATAGAGAGATGGAGATGAAGTCTATATTTTTAGATTTACTAGAGGGTACGTCTGATTTTGACTCAGCAGTAAATCAATTTAGATTTGAATACGAAGCATCGCAAGACCTTCTTGATTGGGCTAACAATGATATAAGACCTAATTATAAAAGAGCTGGTACTTTAGTTAAGGTTTCACTCCACGCAGGAAAACAACATCACGAGTATGACTACTTAGACTGGGACTCTAAGGTTCCTGTTGAAACAGTTGAGAAGATTGTAGATGAGATGATTGGTGACGATAAAGTTAGTAAGGCTGACAGAGCTTACATGATTGAGGAGAAGTCTAACATTACAACAGCACAACTTTATGGACAGTTAGAGAGTCAGCTAGGTTCACAGAAAGAAGCATCCATGTTAATGCTTTCTGCTGGTATAGATGGTATGACATATAAGGAAGGTGACGCTAGAAACTATGTTGTCTTTGATCCTGATGCTATAACCATAGAAGAAACTAAGTTTCAGTTAAGTGCAAGAAACTCACTGAACTTTGACTCTAACTTAATCACTACCTTAAATACAATTAAGAAAGGTAGAAAGTTTAGAAAACCTGTTAAGCAGTGGATTAAGTTAATGCAGGACACAGGTGTTAAGGGTGTTGGTGATGAGATAAAATCTACAGGTTTAGAGGAGGCTTTGAACACCGTAGTTAAGACTACAGGTAAGAATCCTACATATGAAGATGTAAAGGTGTTAGTTAACAACCTAACTCCAGATATTGAGGTTACTTTATTAGGTGAAAACTTTGTTATTGAAGAAAAAGATTTTGGTGATGTTACTGTGAAGAATGTTTCTCGTGTAATTCAAAAAGATATAAGAGTACCTGATGATGAGGGAAATATTACCTACGATATAACGTTTGATATTAAAATGCCTAATGGTGATATTGAAACTCACAAAATGACAGGTGTTGATGAAGACTTTGATCTTAATTCTTTCAGGTTATCAGGTATAGCTGTAAACTTTTTAAACACTAATGAGCCAACAACAATAAGAGATAGTGGAGTTAATGAGCCTAATGATGTTAGGTATATCGTTCTATCTGACTTTGTAGCAAAGTCATCTCTGTTTCCTGGAGTTAATAGTTTAGCTGAGTTAAGAGAAAAATATAATTCTAAGTACGCTACAGTATCGTGGGGTAGAAATAGAAATAGAAAAGATAGAAACAATCCTCAAAACATACTTATAAACCTTAACCCTAAAGGTGAAACAATCCACACCAGTGGACACTTTACTGGGTTTAATGATAACCTAGTTGGATTTGTTAGAACAGAGGATAGGATTGTGGATGGTAAGAAAGTTTTGTTAATACTAGAGGTTCAATCTGATTGGGAGGCTGAAGGTAGAAAGAAAGGTTTTGCTGAACTAAAAGATATAGTTGAGGCTAGAGATAAGAGTCGTGAGTTGTCTGCTAAAATAGATAGATTACAAGTTGAAGAGAGTAGACTTTACGATGAAATTATTGATCTTCAGTCAACTAGAGATCAAATTCTTGACGGTCTTGAAGAGCAACATAAGCGTGAACTAGAAGATTTTGATAGTCAAATAACAACACTTATAAACTCTACTACCCCAGATGATGGGAAGATTGCAGAGCTAGAGACAAAACTAGATACTTATTTTGGTTCTAGTTTAAATACTACAGAGGAGTTAAATGGATTTAATCCTCGTGCTAATGGCTTAACTCGTGAGATAGTTTCTATGAGGGAAAACTATAATTCTAAGAAAAAAGCTTTAGAGAAAAAAATAGAAGATTTAGATCTTGAGGAAGTTCGTAAAGAGTTCAGTAGGAATACTAAAGTTTTAAATAGAGTTCCTAACTTCCCTTGGAGTGATATAACAAAGAATACAGGTCTAGCTGTCAGAGCTGCAATGAAGGTGGCTATACAAAATGGTTACGACTCTGTAGCTTTAATTACTGGTGAAGAGAGTGTGGTGATAGAGGGTGTCCCTACAGAGGGTAAACAAGCTGAAGGTTTAAAAAACTTCTACGACAATACTCTACCTAATATTGTTAGAGGTCAGTTTGAGAGAGAAGGTAAGAGTCCTTTAGACTTCATAGATATACAGGTTGAAGAGGATGGTACTATAAGTAATGAATTATACAACCTTATTACTCAAACATACCTTCAAGATACTGTTGAAGCAGTTTTGTTAGATGAGATGGAGAGTCCTAAAGGTAACCTAAGGGAAGATCTTGTAAAAGAAGTTAAGGTAGAAACTGATGTTGAGATTAGGACTGCAGTTCAAAAGATAGACATGCTTCTTGGTAATGCTACAGGTTTAAGGAAAGATGGTAAAGTTTTAACTCTATACACGAAAGGTAAAAAACTTGTCAATCGTATTTCAACATTTGGAGGGACAACTGTTGGTGAGGGAATAACTCAAAGCGTAGAGGTGGAGTCTGTTCCTATATACGAGAGTAAGGAAGCGTTTTTAGATGATCTTCAAAATGGTTTTCTTATGCCAATTAGAGAAAAAATTGACGAATTTCCTGAGTCAGCCCAAGAAATTGGCGTATCTAATTTAAAAGAATTAATAAATCCAGTTAAAGCTGCTATTGATGGTGCTTTGGTTGCTGATAGAAATAGCCTACTTTCAAAACTTAAACTATCTGATAAAGTTGTTGAATATTTAGAAAGTGGAGGGATTATAGAGAAACAACCAATGAGAGCTAGAAACTTCCCTATAACTCAGGATATGGTGGAGTCTCACAAGAATAAAGGTATAGCTAAGTTCCAACTTAATCAAAATGGTACTAGCAATTTAAATCCTAGACAGTTTGCTAAACTTACAGACTCTTATGAGGAGCTTAAGAATGAGTATCCAGATATGGAGATTATAGATAACATGGTATCTCTAAGTCATTATGCTCCAGAAAATACAGAGATGGTAGATCCTTCTAACGTGAAGATGACACCATTCTCTAACGAACAATACAATAAGTGGTCTAGATCTAGAGCATTCTTTGATACTAATCTTGATATAAAAGAAAACTCAAGAATAGGTGACGTTCAAGTTAAATCTATGTTCCCTATGGATAGACTATATCCACTAGACAAGGATCCACTAAACCTAAGAGATGTAGCTAACTACAATATAGATAGGTTTAAGGATTCAGAAAACAGAATGGAGTCTACCCTAAACTTTGAAACTAAGGATATGGATGCTATGAATCTTAGCTTATTCTTAGTTAGACATGCTCTTGAAGATACAGATAACTTTGGTCACATAAATACATCTGAAGTTATACCTACAGAGACAGGTTTATCTGTAAAGATTAACTACCCAGAGCATATATCTGAAGAAGTGATAGAAAGTCTTAAGGATTGTTGTGATAACATAGATACTAAAGAAGTTAAGTCTAAAGATGTATCTTACAATCAGATGGAAGAGATTGCTAAGTTAGCCTCTGGATTAGGATTCCAAGGATTCTTGTTTGATGATAGTGGAAAACAGATGGCTACAACTTGGGAACCTGTAAGATCTAATACGAAAACTAGATTCCAACTAGCAAACCAGCAAGGTAGAACTGTTTATAGACGTGGTGGTTTTGCTGTTCTTTGGGATATAGGTCGTATGATGATAGAAAGAGATTATGATTTAGGTCGGTGGGCTACATCATTCAAGGCTATATCTGACAAGCAGTATGATGTTAGGTTATCTAGATTGTTTGCAAAACCATTTGGTACTCATAGTAGTAAAGAGGTTAAAGACCTTATGACTGTGGCACAAGGTGCTTTAAATAAAGAGTTGTTTGAGGCTAGTGAAAACGTTAAAGAAGTTAAGGCTGCTATAATAGAATATAATAATAGTGTTTCTGGTAAGAGAAAAATAGATGGTCAAAAAGCCACAGAGCTTTTAGCTGACAGATCTAAGATACTAAGGTTAAGAAACCCTAGACTTAAAGCTGCTTTTATAAACATGAGAGATCATATAGATCAGCTCAGTAAAACTTTAATTAGAGAGGAGATTGTTGATGGTCCTACAACTCTTAAGGTTGATGCTAATCTTGGTGTTTATCTTACAAGAAGATACAGACAGTATGAGAAGAAGGGTTGGAAGCAAGAAGATCAAAAGATAATTAACAGAGCTTTGAACTTTATGACCAATGCTCATATGGAAAAAAATCCTGAACTATCAGAGCAGGAGGCTTATGATTTTGCTAAACAAGACTTAGATATAATACAGAATGGAGATGAAACTTCAAGAGCTGAAAGAATACAGACTTATTCACAAGGTTTTGGTAACGCATTAACTAGAGTTGGTTCTATATTCATGGCTAGAAATGAAGATCTACCAGTAGAGATTAGAGATTTACTTGGTGAGATACACGATCCTTTCTACAACTATACAAATACTATATCTAAGATAGCAAGAACTGTGACCTCTGATAAAATGTACAGAGAGCTTATAGATATTGGTGAAGGATTATTCTTGTCACCACCAGATGAATCTGGTAGAAGACCTGCGATATTAAATCAAGGGTTTAACAACCAAGTTAAAGATCCTAGATTTGGAAGTTTAAATGGTTACTTCTTGGATGATGAGATGTACTCTGTATTGAGTGAGATTGATAGAAAGATGAATATGTTTGATAACTACTTCTATCAGCAATACATGAAGGTAGTTATGTTTGGTAAAAAGATGAAGACTATCTGGAGTGTTGGTACTCATACAAGAAATATTATAGGTAACTCTTCTTTCATGTTAATGAATGGTCACTTGGATGGTAAGAAGTTGTTTACTTCTGCTAGGGTAGCTATACAAGCTGTATCTACGTTTAAAGATCCTGAGATGAAAGATCTTTATAAAAAACTAGTCAAGCTTGGAGTAGTTAGTTCGTCTGCATCATTACAAGAAATTAGAGGTATAGCAAAAGATTTATCTGATGCAGACTTTGATGTTGACACTTTCTTTGCAAACAAGTCTGAAAGTGATATAGCTAAGTTGTTAAAGACATTAGATCAAAAACTAACTGCTGCGTATCAAGCTGAAGATGATGTATTTAAGATATTTGGATTTTTAAGTGAGAAAGAAAAATACATGAAAGCTGGTCTTTCTGAAAACGAGGCAGACCTAGTTGCCGCAGAGAATGTAAGAAACACTTACCCTAACTATAATGAGATACCTAGAATAATTAGATTCATAGGTCGATCACCTTTTGTTGGTACCTTCGTAGCATTCCAGGCTGAGTCTATCAGATGTGCTAAGAACTCTGTAATGCTAGCATTTAATGAGATGAGTAGTGGTAACCCAGAGTTGAAATCAATGGGTGTAACAAGACTTGCCTCATCTATAGCTACAATAACACTTGTAGAATCTTTACAACTAATGATGCTTCAAATGTTACTTGGTGCAGGAGATGACGAAGAGGTTGAGAAAAGATACCTAAGAGCATTACAACCTGATTGGGATCAAACAGGTTTCGTAGTACCTAAAGGTAGTGGTGTAGATGAACAAGGTAGACCTTACGTTGATTATGTTAACATGTCTAAGATGTCTGGTATAGGATACATAAGAGATATGATTAGAATAGCTGTTAAGGGTGTGGATAGTAAAGATGGTAAAGACGCTTTAGTTAGAATACTAGAGACAATATACAAACCATTCTTGTCAGAGGAAATGACTCTTAACGCTATACAAGAGGCTAGAGATAATGAGTTTGAAAGAATATACAATAAAGAAGCTCCATGGTACGATATAATTCCTGCTGTAGTTACATACGTTGGCGGTAAGCTTGCACCTTCTACAGCTATGCAAGGGTTTAAGTTGTATGATGCTTTTGATCCAGACAAGAGAAGGGTTGTTTCTTATGAAATATCTGCACTACTTGGTTTTAGAGTAAGTAGAATATATACTGATACATCAGCTCAGTTTAAGTTATCTGATCAGTTCAATAAGATTAAGTCTAGAGCTAAAGGTAATAAAATATTCTATGAAGAAGGTATTAATCTACCTTTACTAAACAGAGAGAAGTTTAATTTGTACGATCAGGATGAGCTAAATAGCAGACTAAATAGACTTAGTCCTCTTTATGATCCACATCTTAGTGGCTTTGTTGATCAGATGGCTGTATTAGTGGCTGCAGCAAGGGCTCACCACTATACTTTAAATCAAAGTAAAGAGCTTATGATTAATAAATTGAAAGTGCCTAATCATCTAGCTGATCATATTATTAATAGAGTGTGGAGGGATCATGGTAAGGTTTTAAGATTACCAATAGGAGATACTTATAAATAATATTTTATTATACGTTTTTTTATAAATAATATTATTACATTTGTACTACTAATCTTAGTCCCGTTCTGGGACGTCATTCTGATTGGTTTTTTGGTTGATATGAAAGGAGGGGTGGTTCCCTCCTTTTACTTTTTATAAGGACCCCGACCTAAGATGGTATCGACTGTAGCATCTACCTCCTTTTGATTTGATGGGACATAAACATCTAACTTCTGACCTGTATCATACAGGTGTTTTAAGAACAGCTTGAATCGCATCTTAAACTCAGGAGTCCTTATACCTTTCGTCTCTATAATAAAACCTTTTTTTAAATTTATGAAGTCGGGTGTGTAGGTTATGTTTCTTATGTTTCCAGGTTTTTTCTTAAAGGTAGTCTTACCCTTTGTCTTACCCTTATCCATAAGAAGACCTTCAAACTTGAATTTGTCTACAAGCTCAAAGGTCTTTCCTTCATATTCGTGGGGGATCTTTGCTTTTTTTAATGCTCTGTAGCAGTAAAGCTCTAAGCCAGAGGCAAATGTGATTCCATCTGCAACGTGTTTCTTAGCTTTAGTTATCTGCTTTCCCTTTCTTCGTTTGAATCGCATCAAGCCAAGATACAAAATAATTACTTCCTACCTCTATTTCTTGCTCTGTTTTTAGATTGACTCTCTAATACTATTTTGCCAGACTTAGTGTGTGATGCATCTTTTCCGTCACCTTTTTTACCTTTTTTTCTATTAAAAAAGTTTAGCTTAACACGATAATTTTTTCTCTTCTCTGATGAAGAATATTTGGAGTCATACTTTTTTTTCTTTGCGTATGACTTTTTATTTTTTTTGTAATACTTAGAACTCTTACTCGACATGCTATATTATTGTAGCCTGCAAGATACGAATTATTTTTTTGATTTATTTTTTTCTTCTTCAGGTTGAGGAAAGTATCCTGTAAAAACATATGAGGCTAAGTTTCTAGTGTTTTCCTTTAGATCACCTTTCATTTGACTTGCTAGTTCAACAATATTAAATCTCATCTCGCAATCAAACTTTTGTCTTCTGTAGTTTTTTTCTTCTTCTTTTTCTTGTTTACTCATTTTGTAAAATTAATTATAGTTAATAAATCCATATCTATGTAGAATAATAATTCTCTATCCCATATAGATCCTGGTCGTGGGTTTTTCATGCCACCCCACTCAACTGTGGCTTTTGTTATTTTGTGCATCCATATGTAACCAATACCATCTAAGAACCTCCACGCTATACATAGTGGTAAACCTTTTTGTAAAGCTTCTTTTTGACAATGCTGTATTTTTCTTACAGATGTTCTAACTCTTTCTATGTCTATCATATTAAGACTCATTGTCTTTACCTCACATAAAGATATAACCTGCATTGTTCTGTTGTCAATTATTTCAGCATCAACTGGTGCATATTTATCCAGTTGATTAAAGGTTAAGTCTTTACCTTCAAGTAATATACGAAGAGTTTCGGCTTCCCTATCTCTATCTTCTTGACTCTCAAATCTAGGCTCCTTTCTCATTTATTACTATTATATTTAACTATTTCCCAAGCCATGTATAATAAAATAAAACAAAGGACACTTAAAAATACTTCTATCATAATTTAAAAAGATTCTTCTGGTTTAACTGATATAAATTTAGCTTCAAAATCCTGTGGATCAATAAACTTTGTGTATTCTTTTTGGAATCTAAGAGGTAACGTTCCTGTACCTATATTTCTACCTTTAGCGAATATCAAATCTACAAGACCTTCTGTAGATTGACCGTTATCATCAGTCATTATACCATAGTATTCTGGTCTATATACCAGCATAACTATATCTGATGCTTGTTCTATCTCACCACTCTCTCTTAAATCTGAAAGACTTGGTCTACAACCATCCTTTCTTTCAACTGCTCTACTAAGTTGTGACAACGCAACTATTGTTACATCTAATTCCTTAGCTATATTCTTAAGTTCACGAGCAACAACAGCCACTTCCTGCTCTCTAGAACTTCCAACACCTTTAACAAGTTGAAGATAATCTATTAAGAAAAACTTAACCTTCTTTACGATAACATATTTTCTTATCTTATTTAAAAGATAACTTAAAGATGAATCCTTACACTCATCAACAAATAAACAAGTTTTTTCTAACTTGCCTATAGCTTTATGTATCCTTTTAAGCTCATCATCTTCAATAGTCCCCTTCATTATATACCTATTGTTAACTTTACTTTCTAAAGAAACTAGTCTTTGTAAAAGCTGTGTGTCACCCATCTCGTATGAGAACACTGCAGCAGGTATTTCTGCTTTAGCACAGTTATAGCAAAAAGCTAAACCAAGTGATGTCTTACCCATAGATGATGCACCACCTATTATAATTAAGTCGGTGGCTTGCCAACCACCAGTAAATTTATCTACAGACTGAAAACCTGTAGGTAGACCGTTCATGTCCTTTGATGACATTCTTCTATCTATATCATCATGTAAAACTTTAAGTTGTTTTACTATGTCAGGCATTTCACTTGACTTAATATCAGATATTATTTTCATCTGATCATCGACATGTTCTATAACATCAAATAAATCATCTCCGTCATCAAGCCTTTTAATTGTTGATTTAGCTAACCTTTTTAATTTAATTTTTTTATCTTCTTGTGATAAAAATAAAACTATATTCTTTCCTATGTATGCGTAGTGATCAAGTGAAACGCATTCAGCTAATCTTATTGAAGCATCGTTACCTTTTATTCCTTTAGTTACATTTATCATATCTAACTTACCACCATTATTAAGTATAGTAGATATAGATTTGTAAAGCCTTTTATTTATGTTGTCACTAAAAATATCTTCAGACAACATTCCATGTAAGTCATAATACTCGTCTGGCTTTGACATTAATTTACCTATAAGCCTTTTTTCCATTTCAACCTTATCTTTCATCTGTTATATATTTAGGCTTAACGTATCTATTTTTTTTCTTTATTTTATTTAAAACTATTTCATCATTCCAACACTTCTGGCGTATCCATGTTGTTGGGTTTTTTCTATACTCTTTATTTGGTGTTGAGTCTATATATTCTTTAACTGACTTCACAGCCTTTCCCATCTCTTGCAAGGTTAGTTGCATGAAAGCTGTTTTTGCTTGGCTGTACGATACTTTTTTATCATACAGGTTCCAGAACATCTCAAATGCTTTTTCTTTTCTATCATTTGGCTGAATGGTTTTCTTTTCAGCAAACCTCATGTCTTTAATCTGCATATGATTTACTATATTATTGAACACACATTGAGCTTCCATTTCATTATTATATATAGACCAAGTTAAATCACCAAATATAATTTTTTGTCCATCAAGGGTGATGTAACCAATCTTACTTGTGTCAACTATGTCTTTATCGGATACTCTTAATATCATGGTCTTTGGTTTTAAAAAAATAGGCTCATAGGTTTTGTACGGAAGTCTTACCTGCAGTAGCTATGATTATTAGAGTTTAACTGCTCTCACTCATGCCTATCATTATCAATTAAAATGGTAGATCATCATCTACTGTAGTGACTTTTTTAGGCTCTGGCTTAAATGTGTCCACCTCAACGTAATGAGTCTTACCATACTCATCAGCTTCTCTTTTCTTAACTACCTTTAACTTAATAAACTTATCTCCATTGTACTCAAACATATGCTCAGAAGCTTCGTTTTTAAGTTTTGTTAGATTAAGAGAGAATTGTACGATACCACCATCGAACTTCTCAGTTCCATTTCCAATGTAAATTTTTTCAGATTTACTCATAATTTTTGTGTTTAAAATAATTAGTTAATGCATCCCTTTCAGTTATTCTTAAATACTCAACAATTTTTTTAACGTGTTTAACTCTAAACTCGTTAGGTTTTTTTAAGTACTTTAATAGGGTAGGTCTGCTCAACCCTAATCTTTCTGATAGCCATCTTTCGCTAATCTGTTGTTCTTCTAGTTTTTCTCTTAAGGTCATAGCGTTTCCATAATTATGTGTTCCTCTACTACTTCCTCATTATTTATAAAAAATTTCTTGTAAACATCTAACAAGTATTTATACTCAGCCCTACCTCTCTCTGTGAACTCATCTCCAGCATAGAATATAGATACGTTGTATGGTCTTTCCTTCTCTTGAGTTATAAAAACAAACTCATCACAACCAAACCCATCCAAATAGAATGCTGATTGCCTATCGTATCCATACTTCTTACACGAGTTAGAGAAACCATATAAGCTACCATCACCTGTAGTCTTAAGATCTATAATAGTTTTACCATTCTTGTAATCAGCTTTAGCCTTACAGAAAACATCAGTATCATGATCCTGCCAAGCGTTTGCAATCTCCCGTTCACCTTCCTTTTGTAACAGGTCATTCACCTCGCTGTGAGAGAACAATACATCTTGCATATACATAATCTTATCGTATTCTTTTTGTAAGATTATTGTAGGTGCGTTAGGGTTAGCTAACACAAATTCCTTATACCCTTTAGTAGTTCTTGTAGCTGAATCAAAAACTAAAACTTTATCGTTAAAATCATTAGGCTCTAACATAGCTACATGATATGCTCTACCAAAGATCATAGGCATAGTTTCCTTGTTAAGATCAGGATTATCCCTCATCATCTTATAAGTTCTAACATCCTGTTTTATCAACCCTAACTGAGAATTAGTTACGAACTCATAGTCAGAGTAATAAAAGGTATCATCTGTTAGTTTACTAATAAACTTATTCAAACTCATTACACTAAAGTTTTAGTAATTTTCAAAATCTTATTTAACTTTTCTTCTTGAGTTTTAGTCATGTTGTACCCAGCCATCTTTTGCTCAACAACACTACCCTTACCATCCTCAATAGCCTTCAGCATAGACTTATACTGAGCATCGGTTAGCTTAGGTTTAGATGTAGGCTTCTTAGATACATTAGGCGTACCTTTTACTGCACCATTGCCATCGTCATCACCTGTGACCACACCAACAACTGATGCTAAAGCATATCTTCTCGCATATGATATAGCAGAGCCAACACCATGAGCGTCTTCCTTTGAAGGAATGTACATGGTGGATGAAATGTATTCTCCACTTGAATGTGATAAGATTGTTGTTAGACCACCCACATCTGTAGGCATTTGAATAATAGCTAATTCATTTTCAGCTAATAGTTTACGAACAGAATCCCAAACTGCACCAAGATCGGCATAGCTTGATTTAAAAAAAGGATTCTTTGAGTTTTCTTTAGCAGGTTTTAATTGAGCCTGCACTTTCGATAAGGCAAGGGTTAGCTTGCCAATGGTCTCTGATTTTTCCATAATTGGTTTTTTAATTAAATTAACTTTCTGTCGGTAAAAGTAGTAAAAATTTTTTTAATAGAACACTACAAGTGGTAAAATTTTTTTCACACAACACCTATAATATTATAACATAAATCATCTAAAAGTATATAATCTAAAGCATGTTCCATGTCATTTATCTTTTTATCACACATATCTCTACCATTCATAACCATCATAACATTTATACCTATATTTGATGGAGTCATAAGGGTATTTGAAAGACATTTAAATGGATGATAATTAATTTCTGTTATAGCTAAACTATCTGTATCAGAAAAGTATATGTACTTAAAATTATGAGCCTTTAAATACCTTTCTAACTTTCGCATATAAGGATGTTTACTGGGTTTAATACTTCTTTTTAATTTATGATTTATCCCTATTTCTTCGAGCAAAGATTTCAACATTTTTTTCTCGTATTCCATTAGCCTTATTTAAAAAGTCTGTAATTGAGTACTCCTGATCGAGTAATTTCTTTAGGTCATGCACCTTAAACCTATCAATAGACCTTACAATATAATAAATTCTCCTCTCGTTTAGCGATTTAGAATCAGTAAAGTTTTTCTTATTCAACAACTCTATTGATAACGACTCTATATTATCATTGATGTAATTTAAATACTTTCTCCTAATTTTAGCGTAGTACACATATTCAGTGCAACAAGATTCATTCCCTTTTCTTGTCCAAAGTTCATCAACATTAATTGTCTTTACTTGTTTTTCCATCCTTCTTCTTCTTTAATTCAACCTTAAGTTTCTTATTTTCATCTTTAAGAATTGTGTTCTCATCTTGTAGACTTTTTATTTCACTTATGTAAAATCTAATTTGATTTGTTACCTGTAGCATATCTATTTTCATTTGTCCTCTTCAATTAACTTATTAAATTCAACTTCAACTTTAGTCGAAATCTTTGCTTTAGTTTGCCTATTGTATATGGATAGATTATTTAATGATTTATCTATAAGACTTATCATTATGTCTCTGTCTTTTTTCATTAAATCAACCTCTCTTTGTTTCAATTGAAAGTCTATCATAGATAGTATATCTAAAGATTTAAATTTAGATTTATCTATCTCCTTTATCATCCACAACACCCTACTTATAAACTCTTTTCTTGTTTCTATCATTTATTCATAATCTATACACCATATGGGTGTTTTTTCTCCCACATAGCTATTAATAACATTGTAAGATAGATGTTCTATAGCATCAATCTCACTCATGCCTTCACCCTGTATTAATATCTCAATGCACTTAGCATAGGAGTATATCAACCTTCTTGAAATGTGACATACCCCTATGACTGCCTCATCAAAACCATCAGCCTTTAAGAACTCCTCATCATCATACCTCTCTACTATCTCCGTCAAAGTGTTCATTGCTATGTATGTTTAGGGTGTTGTTTAACATGGTTTCTACTTCATCATATTTTTCATCAAAAAATATTTGAGCATCCTCTTTATATTCCCCATCATCCCATATATCTTCTATATTAAAACTTTGCTCTACCATCATATGAGCAACATCACATATAAAACCCATGTACTTTGCGTTATCTATATATATCTTAGCCATTATAAGTGTCCCCCATAGTTTTCACCATTAATATGGTATCTTGTTTCTCTGTCTGCCATAGAATCATTCATTCCATCACAAGATGGGTTATCTAAACCTAAGCCATACTCAAGTGTAGCATCTTTAAATTTATTATCTAAAGGTTGTTCCCAAGCATCATTACCTTGCAACCATTCATCAGTATCTTTTAACTCAATATCTTTAGGTAATTCAATAGTTATCTTAGCTACCTTGTGATACACTCTTCGTTCAGTTATTGTAACGCTACGCATACCAAAATACTTTATCTCGTTATCTAATAAGGCTCTGTTAAGTTCAGCCATATCTTTGACATGATATTCTTCTGGTCTGTTCTTATTGTACTCCTTAATTAAGAACGCTTGATGTTCTTTACTTCTTACATTTGATGGTTTACCTTTTTCCCATCCCCATTCAATTGTCTTGTTTTTCATTTTTATTTAATTTAAGTTAAGCTAATTCTACTTTTACATATACATTAAACACATCGTGATATTCTCCCATATCAGAGTGTACTGCACCATCTTCTCCCACACATACCATACACGCACCACTTGGCTCGTACTCCTCTACTATACTTGTTATTCCTTGAACATCATCATATTCTTCGTACCATTTAAGACTACTTGCTTGATATAAAATAATATCGTTAGACTTATCTGTGGTAACACCATTAGTATGTTCTTTCCACCTCTGCGTGTGGTGTGTTTTTTTAAACTTATAACTATACTCATCCTCTGTTATAAGATTATGTTTATTTAAAACTTTATCCATTTCTTTCTCTGCTTTCTTTGGTACTGCTATATGTACTTCGCTTGTATATCCCATAATAAATTGGTTTAATTTGGTTAATTACTTCTGCAATGATAGGTAAAATAATTTAATATCACAAAAAAATAAAAATAATTTATTCCCTTGTTGATTTTAAATATTATTTCTTATAACTTTACCCCATCTTAAGTGATGTACTTCCACATGGCTTTTATTTCTAAATAGAATTTAAAAACAAAAACCACTTTCGTACATGCTAACGCATTAGTTTGACCTATGTACGAAGGTGAAAATCTTTTAGTATATACAATGTGGTGCAAAGTCACAATGTTATGCACTAGCCCTAACTATATTCTGTCGATTCTCGCATGTGACTTCACCACTCACACGCACACACACGATCCTTTACTGCTGGGGGTTTCAAGAGTTTTTGGAAACATAATGTAAGGAAAAAAAATACAATAGGTATTGTGGTTTCAAAAGAAAAGTGTATGTTTGTAAAATATTAACCAATTAAACCAAATCAAATGATAATTAAAATTGAAGATTATTTCGGTAACGATATGTGTGAATTACACATAAAAACATTTACAGATTTATGTCAGATTGATAATCTAATAGATTGTAATATTGCTGATGTAGATATAGATGATGATGGAAAAGAGTATCTAAGAATACAAATGGATACGAGAGTTAAAGTTAACCAATTAAACCAAGATTAAAATGGCAGAACACAAACGATTTATTATCAGTATTCCTTATTACGCTGAAGATGTTTCAGAAGTAAGAGAGGCAGTAAAGAAATTAGCTGAGGCTATTGAAGTACCATACGCAAGTATTAGTACTCAATGTAGTTCAGATGATTACAAGACAATTTTTGTAGAAAGTGTAGAAACAGAAATCACAGGATTACTTGGAGATTTCCTTAAAACAAAACAAGATGAAGCAAAGTAAAAAGTATATCGCAGTAGATACATGGAATGGAGAAGGGCATTCTTCAGAGAATGGTACAGAGATAAAGTTATTCGATACTAAACAAGAGGCTGATGCTTATTGTAAGACTGAGGCTTATAAGAATGAGGAAGAAGATGTTATGGTAGTAGAGAAGGTTAAGAATGGGTATGAGTTTTATGACATATCAGAGGATGGTGTTGATGATAGTGGAAGTTATCGTTACTACACCTTACCACAAGATGCTTACGCAGTAGAAATACTATGTAACGTAAACGAAGTGCGTATACTCAATCAGATAGAGTTTGCTAAAGCTATAGCTGATAGAGAAACAGAGTTACAGGATTATCTTAAGGATACAATTTTTAATGAAACGAGAGAAGATAAAGTCATTGCTACAGATGATGGTATATTCTACCATTCTTTAGACCAATATGACTTTCAGTACAGAAGATTAGAGAGTGTTTATTGTAGTAGAGTATAAAGTTATGAAGGTGGATTTTTCAGTTAGAGAGCATGAGTTATTAGTTAGACTAAGGCTTGTGCATAATAGTATAAATAGAATACTCTCGCATGTAGACAAAGGAAGGATAGAGATACCACAAATTGAAGGGTATAGCTTACTTGTAGACCTTAACGACATAGAGGAGTTATGTGACCTTAATCAAGATTACTTTAAGATGTGGAAGGAAACGGAAAGGGTAACTATGGAAGTAATGAAACAGGAAGAGGATATCGTTAGCAAGGATGAGAATATCACACGCATATACAAAGATTTATGTAGCAAGTGTAACGAGGTGGTTGAGTACACAGATGTGTTCACTTGTTGTCCCACTTGCTTGACAAGTTTTTAGTTGGTGTTGATTGGTTAAGAGGGGTGCAGAAATGTACCCCTTTTTTTATTAGCTGAAAAAAGTTTTGGTAGTTTAATATTAATTTATATATTAGCTGAAATTATTAACCAATTAACCTTTTAATTATGAGTAACATCGTAGAAAATTTTTTAAACGAGATGCCTAACTTTTCAGAAGGCACAAAAATCAAATCAATTAAACCTTTAGTTATGACAAATGACAAGCAGATTAAAAGAGGCATTAAGATAGCCGACCTGTTATCTGATACAGGGAATGCATGGAACGTATTAGACCTTCCATTGGTAGCAAGAAAAGATGATGAAGATGGTGGTATGTTATTGACCACTAATAGTAGAGGATTATTCCGTAGTGACAACAATGAGAATCTTGGTGTTGTAGGTGCGAGATATGAAGTTATGCAGAATGATATTTTAGCTGAAACTTTAGTAGACTTACAATCACAATATGGTGGAGATTTAAGAGGTGGCAACCTACAGGATGGTAAGAAGGTATTCTTTCAGCTATCATTACCACAGGTTAATGTAGGTAACTATCAGAACAATGGTATCAAGAGATACATCACTTGCCTTAATTCACATGATGGTAGTTCCAGTATTGGCTTTGGTAGTACTAATGAAGTAGTGATATGCTCTAACACTTTTTACACTGCCCTTAAAGACATTAGTAAGTTTAGACATACTGCATCTGCAAGTGACAGATTAGCACAGGCTATTCAAGGCTTTGAATCTGCTATGAATGGGGAGGCTAAAGTTATAGAGAACTATCACAATATGGCATCAGCTGAGATTACGCAGGATATTGTCACTAAGGTAATCAATAACCTATTCAATCCAAAGGGTAAAACTGAGATAGGCACACGAACTAAGAATAACGTTCAGATGTTTGCTAAGGCGTATAACATCGAGAAGGAGCAGAAGGGTGGAGAAAGCCTGTGGACATTGTTTAACGCAGTTACACGTTACACTAACCACATGGAGAAGAAGGAGAAAGACCTTAATCACTTGATGGTAGGTGCAGGGTACAAGAAGAATCTTGTTGCCTACAATACTATCGTTAGATGGTTACAGGAGCCAACGAAGACATCTGTACTTGTGTAACAGGCACACATATGAAAACAGGGGAGCAGAGATGCTCCCTTTTCTTTTTTGCACACATATGCAGAGAGATGTATCAAAAGTGTAGGGGTACAAGTAGACCAGTACTTGTAGGTATCAATTATTTGATTATCTTTATGCCATTATTAACCAATTAAACCAAGTAATTATGAAGCAGAGTACTATTAAAGTAATCGGTGTTAATGCTGATGGAACTGAGAAGCCAAGAGGCACATTCAGTTGGAATATTACACCAATTCAATTCAAGTGTATTGATAAACTCCATAGAAGTGGAGCAAGTGTAGTTGTCATTGAATTTCACGATGATGGCAGTACTAATATCTACGCTGAACAAGAGCAACCAATTAACCTATTTTCAATTTAACCTAAAATCAATTAATCATGAACAATTTTTCAAGAGAGATTATCTCAGACATTCATCAATTAGTAAGCAAGGCTAAAGCCTTCGAAAATCAGCTACAACCATTGGCTGAATTGTACAATGAAGTTAAGTCTATGACAGAGCAGTTAGAAGAACTTAACGCTAAGGTATTAGACATCGAAACTAACATCAATAAAGGTGGTATAGAGGCTGATGATTTAAGACATATCTTAAGAGATGCATTCAATAGAGTAACGGAGAGAGAACTCCTTAGTTTTAATCTTGATGTAGATAGTATTGAAGATTCATTTGAGAGAAATGTAGAGAGTGATGTAGAAGTATCGGATGAGAGTTTTGATGTACAACACAATAATGAAATCATCCTTAATGATTATAGCCTTTCATACTCTGATGTAAATTGGGATAGTGTAGCAGAGGATATTGAATTCGATGCAGATTTCGATGATGAGGCTTTAACAGGGCTTATAGATAGAATCATTGACAAGGTATGCCCATCTTCACAAGATGTACCATCTGAAATGCTACAGGAGGATGGTCATGAAGTTGATTAGCCTGTTACTATCGATTGTAGTCTTATGTGCTTTGTTTAAATCAATGTACGATGACTAATCAAGGGGAGCGTTTGCTCCCTTTTTTTATGCCCTTTAATAGCCTACAGGAAGGTGGTAAAATAATTATACCACATAATTAGTTAGAAGCCCTGTAACACACGATAATTATCCTGTGGTATGTTTGCCTGTATAAGTGGATGTTTTGATGTCTGATGTAAGGTTTGGGGGGTTACTCCCTATCTCTCTCCCTCTCACACACATTTATACAGGATGATACTCCAAGTCATCGGATACAGTCCGTCTGGAAGCAGAGGGTAAAATGATCATCAAGCAGAGGGTTGGAATGTCCTTCTTGAGATCTCGTGGAGCTACGACCATATGCCCCATTCCCTGTACAAGATTAAATTTCGCCTTAGAGTAGATAAATAGTAGCTTAGTTGTACTTTAGTTACAGCTGAACTGAATATAGTAATCGGTGTTTGTAATCGGTGGGTTGGATTCGACTTTAGGCACCCCCATGCAGAGATTCGGTTTCGGGTTTGCAATCGCACACGTCACACTAATATATAACCCCCACCCTTTTTACTTCTCAAAAAATTTTTATACCTTGGCAAAAAATCAAACTATGGCAAAAGCAGTTAAACGTGATCCAAAAGTTGGCACTGGTAAAAAACCAAAAGGTTCTGGTAGGCGACTGTATACAGATGAAAACCCAAAAGACACTGTTAGTATTAAGTTTGCTACTCCTGCAGATGCTAGGGCAACTGTTGCAAAAGTTAAACGTATTAGTAAACCATACGCTAGAAAGATACAGATATTGACTGTAGGCGAGCAGCGTGCTAAGGTTATGGGTAAAAGTGAAGTTGCTAGTATATTCAAACGTGGTAAAGAATCAATAAGAAGAAGTAGAAATGCCTAAGGCTTTAAAGAAAAAGTTATACAAAAGAGCAAAGAAGAAGTTTCCTAATAATAAAAAGCTTCAAGATAAGTATGTATACGGAACGTTAAATAAATTAAAGAAATGATTTATAGTAGCACTTTAAATATAATATATAGTGTCTATTGGATTGACGAGTTATGTGTTGTAATATGTCAAGATCCTGTTGGTAACGTAATTAGTATTTCATCTAACGATGGGGATCAAGAACGAGAAGACTAAACAGTTAGGGATGGATCCTGGCACTGCTTCTAATAGGCTCAAAAAAAACCTTTTATTTGAGTTTGCAAAGAAATTAGATATGCACTGGTGTTATCAGTGTGCTGCAGAGATAAAAGACTCAGATAAATTTACTATAGAACACAAAACCCCTTGGCTTCACTCAGAAGATCCCAGGGGTTTGTTTTTTGATATTGACAACATAGCTTTCTCACACAAGAGTTGTAACTATAAAGCAGCTAGAAATAGGCAGGGTAAACCTTGTCCTTCAACGACAGCTTATAGAAATGGCTGTCGATGTGAAGGGTGTGTAAAGGTTCAAAGTGATTATAGAAAATCTTGGGAAAAGAAGTCTTAAGCTTCTGTACCAAATACCATAAACTCAACTACTGTTCCGCTAGTTACAGCGTAAGCTTTTAAATCTATAGAACTATTTAGAGGCATAAAAGCAAACTCTCCACCCTGCAATAATAAAAGTATAGGATTTCCAGATGTAGTAGCATCATATACTATTATATGGTCTGATGCTGTAGAGTCTGTATTTTTCACATATAGATAGGCAGGAGCTGTAAAATCTGCTGCTGTGTGTAATGTTACTTGACCAGATGCTGTGCCTTTAGCTGTAGATGTTATTGCGTTACGAGCTAAACCTGTAGTAGAGCTTGCAGTAATAGATGTAGATAAAGATAAATTTAAGTTCTGAGATAGTAAGTCAGTGCTTGTTATTGTTAATTTTGGTGTTACTGTTGCCATTTTAGTTTAAATTATGTGTGTTTGCAAATATATAAAATTATTTTATTTTGTCTAAGGTACTGAATCATATTTTGCACTTGCTCCTAACAAAGTGCTATAATCCCATTCTATTACTGTTGTTGCATAGATAAATGTATTACTCATTATATCTGAGTCTGCTTGTATTGATATTGCAAATTTTTCTGTACTTTCAAAATGTTTAGCATTACTAAAACCAAAATGCACAACGTGGTTATCATCACTAGAAGTTATATTTACTTCTTCAGTTTCTTCTAAAGTCCAATTAGCTAAACTTGTACCTGAGTTATCTGGGGCTCTACTATAAACCCTAACATTAACGTCAGAAGTACCTGTTACACTCATTATGCTAAGAGTAACAGATACTACTCTACCATCACATGGAGCCACTAAAGCTACATCATCTTGGTAAACTAAAGATTGCTCAAATGTTGTTCCATGTATAGGCAGAAAAACCTCAGAAGTACCAATATCATCTATAAAGTTAGTTGGAAATACTTGATACTGTTTACCTGTAATTGTTCCTGTAACATTTAAATTTTGAGATATATCAACTTGATTATCCTGTACTGTAACAACAGTTACCTCACCACTACCACCTGCAGTAGATGTATTAGCTCTAATTTGTACTGTACCATTTGAAGCTCTATTAGCTAATACTACTGCATTGCTATCAGCTCCTAACATAATTCTATTTGTTCCAGCAGCGTCAACATATTGTATAGAAGAAGATAAGCTACCTCCAGCATTATCTGCTTCTAATACTACATCAGAACCAGCATTCAGGTTAATCTTAGCATTACTACCACCAATAACTATATTTCCTCCTGCCATAGTAACAACACCACTACCATCAGATGATATTATTGTGTTACCTCCAGAGTCTTTTATAGTGTTATTTGCAGCTATTATATCTCCTGCAAAATAACTATCTCCAGAGTTAATTTTAAGAGCATAATTATTAGTAATAGTTTGATTGGTGCTTGGAAATGGAGCTCCTTTTATAAATACAGTAGCTGCATCAGTAGTTGTTACAGATGCATTTGTAGCAAATAATCTAGGATTTTCAAAAGTTATATGATTATAGGTACTTGCTGTTCCTGATGCAGATGTGCTACTATCTGTTACATCCATAGCATCAACGTGTATTGCTACACCATCTACGCTTGGGGTTACACTTCTATTATCATCTACTACAAGTCCTTTTGAGGTAATTATTCCATTTAAAGTTTTATCTCCTGATGTTAAATTTGTAGCAGTTGCTGCGTTTAAATTAGCTACCTCTGTAGTAGAAGAAACTGTAAATGGTGCTGTACCTGTAGCCACATCAGATGTAAAGCTTTTAGCTCTAAAATCATGATTTCCTATATCTAAATCTCCTGCAGCTAATAATGTTGTTAAACCATCATCAGCAATTGTAATAACAGCATTATCTTGAGCGTCATGAATACTTTGAGGACCCCCGTCTGTTTGGCTAAACAATAAATTACCTTGCAGCTCTAAATCACCTTGAATAATTTTATTACCAGACGTTAAAGCAGTAGCAGTTGCTGCATTACCAGTAGTATTTTGATTTAATGTAGGTACATTGTCAGCGTGAATAGTTCCATCCCCACTTACAGTTAAATCAACAGGTATATCATTTACAACTAAATCAATAGTACCGTCACTATCCTCGTATGTAGCAGATATTCTTGTTTCAGTATTACCAGTAAACATTGCACCTACAATATCTTGGACTTGCTCTGTGCTAAGCTGTGTGTTTGTATCTGTAGCTACAAGATCTATTGTCCCATCAGAGTCTTCATAGGTGGCTGTAATATTAGTTTCAGTATTACTACTAAACATAGCTCCAACAATATCTTGAACTTGTTCAGTGGTTAGTGTAGATCCACTAGAACTAAGCTCAACTTCTGAAACTTCATTACTTTTGTAATATAATTTTCCGTCTGCAGATTTTGTATATATAACACCACCGTCACCATCGACAGGAGTTGTTGGAGGATTAATAGTCTCCCTTGTTCTAAGGTTATCAGCTTTTACGTCTCCGTAAAAATCAAAAAGGCTACGCTGTAGCCTTTTCTTTAGTATTCTCATTACCTTAGTTCCGTAATCAGTGACTACCTCACCTATGGATTTCTTAAGGGGTGATTTCATTTATTACTTTTTCATGTAGGCTCCTTTACCAGCCATTTTCATTTTAGATCCATTTTTAGCCATCTTTACTTTAGTTCCATGTTTAGCCATTTTTACTTTAGAGCCATACATAGCTTTCATTTTTTTTAGAGCACCACCATACTCCATTTTACCTTTTCCATCAGCAGCGTAGAATGGAACCATTTTACCATCAGGACCTTTAACCATTTTTAATTTAGCACCTGCTTTAGCTTTTTTAACAACTTTTACATTTTTCATAGACGCACCATTTTTAGCTTTTTTATTTTTTTTAGATTCTTCGTATTCTTCATTAAATTTTTTAACGTTATAAGCTCTTTCTCTTTTCTCAGCCTTTTCTATCAATTCATCAGTAGTAGATTTTTTTTTCTTAGGAGGCTCTGGTCTAAACTTTGGGCTTTTAGTATTATCTGATTTTGCAATTAATTTAGCTGATTCAGCACCTTTAGGTCCAAAAACACCTCTCATTTCTGCACCTTTCGAATCTACGCTTTCAAAAAGATTTTTAGCTTTAAGACTCTTAAATTCTCTTCCTTCTCCGCCTTTTGTCAAAGCTCTTAGCATTGGATCATTAGCTTTTTTCTTTGGCTTTTTAACCTTAGCACCATTGTTAGCTTTTTTACCTTTTTTAATTACTTTCATTTTAAAATTCTTCTTTGCCTTCTAAGACGTTATAAAATTTATCTACCAACCTCCTTGTTTTAGCTGTAACACGATACTGGTTAGGTTGGGTTGAGTTCCAGTTTCGTTTTTCAAATAAAAAAATGTAATCCCTTTTAACTAACTCAGGAAACATTTTATCATTAAATTTTTGACTAATGTACATATTTTCTCTTACAAACCTTTTAGTAAAAGATTTCTTCTCATCATTTATAAAAAGAAGAAACCTCATTTGGTTATCTGTAAGGTCGTACTTTCTTTCAAAGGAGTACAGGGTATCACTGAGATACTTCAGGTAATTCCTCATTGTCTTAGATTAAATTAGGTCAAAGATAATAATTTTATTATAATTAAAAAATTATCATTACATTTGCGTATAAAATAAAAAAATTTAAAATAAAATATTATGGCTTTAACAGGTACAAAGTTCAACGAACTTTCTTTAGGTCAATATGGATCTGTATATACTACAGGCTCATCTGAAGAAATTAATCCACCAACAAATCATATTTTTGCTGCTATAACTTTTTTAGATGACACAGTTTTTGATGGTTCAGGTGGTTTGATTTCAGAGGCTCCAACTAAGTTTATTAATACAGAAACTGCTGCTCATGATTTAACTGCTGGTGCAGAAACAGAAGAACAAGGTACTGGTGGTGCTGTTGTAGACTCTGTAACATTTCCTAAAGGTATCACTATATTTGGAAGATGGACAGAAATTGATGTTGACTCAGGAAAAATAATAGCTTACATAGCACCAAAGCACTAATTAATGCTTAGTCTTGGAAGTAACATATCAGCTACTCAAGTAGTAGAGTCTAAGTATAGTGCTAGCTTTGATGGGATTGATGATTTTATAGATACAAATCAAACTTTTCAATCTGTATTTAGAGGTGATTTTTCAATAAGCTTTTGGGTTAAACCTAGTGATGGTAGATGCTCTGAAATGATTTTTGGAGTTGATAATGATTCAAATGATGATGGTAACAGTGGTGGTAGAGCTGAAGTTTATTTTCAACTTCAATCTGATGGATCTCCTAGGTTTGTATTTACTGCAGCTGCTGATGTTGGTGTTTGGAAGACAACTGGAAACGGTGGTTTTGCTTTTTCTGATGGTGCTCAAAGTTCTTGGACTCACTTTGTTGTAACTATGGATTTACAGAGTAGTGGTAGCAGTATAGGAAAAATATACGTTAATGGTGTAGATAAAACTAATGAACAAGCAGATATACCTTCAGCTAATCATGCTAATTATACAAGTGACTTAAGCTTATTACTTGCTGCAAGAAGTGTTGAAGGTTCAGCGTTGAATCATTATGAAGGCGGGTTAGATGAGTTTGCAATTTTTAATACTGTTTTAGATTCTGATGCAGTAACTGCTATTTACAATAATGGCTCACCACTTAATTTAAAGTTTGATCAAGGTAACTACGACAATAGTTCTGACCTTCAGACTTACTATAGAATGGGTGATGGTTTCTTTGATGATAAAGCAAATGGCGTAGTTCACGATCAAGGTAATGCTGCAACTGGTAGTGAATTAAATGATGGTACATGGACTGCTAATGGTGGTTGGAGTGTATCAAATGGTGTAGCTACTAATGATGGTACAGGAAGTACTCTTACAAATGACATACTTACTATAGGTAAGGTTTATAGAATGACTGTAAAGTTTTCAAGCTATACCTCAGGTGATTTTAGTATGTTTCTTGGCGTAAACTCAGAATCTTTTAATTTTAATGGGACAGATAGATTTACTTTTATTGCTCGATGTTCAGGTGATACTTTTGCAAGAATAAAATCTAAAGATACGGGTGTTGGTTCTGTTAATATTAGTGATATTTCAATAAAAGAATTAAATAATCCTGGGTTTGGAACAGAGCTGTTACTTGTACCAAACTTTAGCAACTCTGGTGATTTAGATAATACCACTTTAACTACTCTTGGTTACAGTTTACAGCCTGGTGGTGTCACTACAGCTTCTGTTCAAAATGGAGAATTAAGTATTTCTGTTACAACTCCTCATGGTAATGCTGGTAGAGTTTTTATGCAATGTGCTGATGGAGTAACAATAACGGAAGGTAACACATATAAAGTAACTTACACTGTTGTTTCTAACAGTGATTTTGACGGTTCGGATCATTTCAGTATTTGGAATGGTGGTAATTATGCAGACGCACCTCATGCTGTTGGAACTCATGTACAGTATATTGCTTACTCTGGAACTAGTAGGAATAATCTTCCTCTACAGCTATCTGGACAAAATAGTGGTAATGTTGGTATAGTTCTTAGTAAAGTGTCTTTAGTAAAATTAAATGAAAATCCAGGATTAACATCTGGTGGTGTTACATTTTCATCTGATACTCCTTAAATTATGGTTACATACGTTATAATAGATACCACAGAAATTACAGATGAAAACTCTGTTGTAAATTTTTCTAAGCTTATAAATAGAAATGCTGACATGTTAAGATACAGTCTTGACGGTACTAAAGCTTTAGTAAAATATGAAGGAGAACAGCCATCTTTTTTAAGTGGTAAAACAACATACACTTATGACGAGATAAAAATTGAAATGGCTAAGTCAGATTGGTATATAGAAGAAGAAGAATAAAATGGAAATATTTAAGAACGATAACGCTTGGAATGAAAAGGCTATAGTTGGATTTATAGCTTTTGCAATAATGTGTTTGATAATGATAGCTGACCTTGTTACAGGGTGGGTTGGATCAGACCTAGTAATAAACGAGTTTGTATACGATTCATTTGTATGGGTTGTTCTTGGCTCGTTTGGCATTTCTGGCGTAGAAAAATTTGCTAATAAATAATGGGAAAGAATTGCACTTGTAAAGCTGTAAAGCGAAAGAAAAAAGTTAAAAGCATGAAGAAAGGTGGCTCTGTAAAAGATGCTTGCTACCACAAAGTAGTATCTAGATACGGACCTAAGACTTCAGCTTATAGAAGTGGTGCAATGGCTAAGTGTAGAAAAGTAGGTGCTGCTAACTGGGGTGAAGGTGGTAAGAAAAAGAAGTAATGGCGGTTAGAAAGACAGCAGCAGGTTTACGACTTAAACGTTGGTTTAAAGAAGACTGGCGTACACCTAGAGGAAAGAAAGATTACAAGGGTGGTGAAAACACTTTTCGACCTACTAAAAGAATTAGTAAAGATACGCCCACTACTTGGAGTGAACTTACCCCTAGTGAAAAACGTAGAGCCCAAAAAGAAAAAAATACTAAAGGTAGGGTGTCTAGGTATAAAAGAAAAAGAAAAGTAAAAGCTGTTCGCAAACGTAAGAGATAATGGCTAAAGTAATAAAAAAAGCAAAAAAAGGTATGGGTATAAAAACCAGTATTAAGTCTGGTAATTTTAGACCTACTAAAAAAGGTGCTGGGATGACAAAAAAAGGTGTCGCTGCATATAGACGTGCAAATCCTGGTAGTAAACTTAAAACTGCTGTAACTGGTAAAGTAAAACCTGGCAGTAAAGCAGCTAAAAGAAGAAAATCTTATTGTGCTAGATCTTTAGGTCAACTAAAACGTAGTAGTGCAAAAACTAGAAATAATCCTAACTCAAGAATCCGACAAGCACGAAGAAGATGGAAATGTTAACTAGACTAACTATTTTATTTACGTTTATATCTTTAAACGTTTACTCTCAAGACACTTTATTTTTAGATTGTGCAGAAAATGAAGCTCCTGAAAGTTGGTTAGGTGATGGTTTTTGTGATGACAACACATATTCCTGGAATGGTTATCTTATAAATTTTAACTGCCCTGAGTTTGGATTTGATAATGGTGATTGCCCTTTACCAATAGACCCTAATATTACACCTGGATGTATGGATCCAGAAGCTATAAACTACAATCCTTTAGCAGATACAGATAATGGTAGCTGTGCTAACGTAGAATGTGATGAAGGGCAAGCAAAAATGCTTCTTGAAATTACATTAGATCAATACCCTGGAGAAACAGGATGGATTCTTACAGATGTATCTACAGGACAACCAGTAGAAAGTGTAGCAGCTGGTGAATATACATACAATCAAGCTAATACTACAATACCATATCAAGTGTGTGTGCCTGAAACAGGTGTAGAGCTTATATTAAGTGATACATATGGTGATGGATTAGGTGGTAGTCAGTGGGGAGGCTCAGATGGTAGTTTTACTATTATGGGTGATTTAGAGCCTTGTGGTAGCCCTGACGTATTATGGGAGTTACCTGATTCTAATTTTGGAGCTGTAGCATATTCAGGCGTTATATATGTAGAGAATTGTGAAATACCTACTGTATATGGATGTATGGATAATGATTTCATGGAGTTTAATCCTTTTGCACAAGTAGATGATGGTAGCTGTGAAACAGAACATATTGTAGGTTGTTTAAATTGGAATGCATATAACTATGATCCTGAAGCTACATTAAATGATATAGTTCCTATATGTGAATACAAATTAGTTTTAAATGATGCAGGAGGTGACGGATGGGGTGATTCTCATTTAGCTATTACACAAGGAGATTCTATTCTTGGAGTATACACTTTAGGACCTGGTATATATGAAGAGGTTAAATGGATATATTTAAGAACAGATATTCCTGTTCATATCAGATATTTTGAATTAGGTCCACCACAAGTACCTCAAGAAGAGTTAGAATTTCAAACAATGCACAATTCTTTTTCTTTATTTAACGAAGATTTAGATTTATTAATATCAGGAGGATCTAATCCATTTGCTATGAATGGTGCAGGTGCACTTCAACCTTTTGAGCCACCTTTTTGGCATATATATAGTGCTTTACCTTATTGTGGTGATTATTGTATAGATGTAGTAGAGGGTTGCATGGATCCCGAAGCGTTTAATTATGATTCTTTAGCTAATACAGATTTTGGATATTGTATTCCTGTAGTGGAAGGATGTACAAATGAATTAGCTTTTAATTACGACTCTCTAGCAAATGTTGATGACGGAGAGTGTGAAGCTTTTGTTTATGGATGTATGGATGTGGTAGCTTGGAACTTTAATGATGCTGCTAATGTAGCAGATAGTTCTTGTTTGTATTTTGGTTGTACTGATAATTTAGCTCTTAACTACGATAGTACAGCAAACGTAAATAATGATAATTGTATATATCCTGTTCCAGGATGTACAGATCCTTTTGCGTTTAATTTTAATATAGAATCTAATGTTAATGATGGTAGCTGTATTCCTGTAATAATAGGATGCATGGACCCTACAATGTATAATTATAATGATGAAGCGAATACAGCAAGCGATAATTGTATCCCTTTTATATTTGGGTGTACTGATACTACTGCATTTAATTATGACCCTATTGCTAACACCAATAATGAGTCTTGTATTCCAATAACTCCTGGATGCACAGACCCAAATGCCTTTAATTACAATTTAGAGGCTAATACAGAGGATTTCTCTTGCGTTGATATAGTATATGGTTGCACAGACTCAAACGCTTTTAATTACGATATTTTAGCTAATACAGACAACGGGGGTTGTATAGATGTATTAGAGGGCTGTATGGATCCTTTTGCTCACAACTATAACTCTGTGTATAATACAGATGATGGAAGTTGTTTGTATGATGCAGGTTGTATTGGAGGTCCTGGAGTCCCTTACTGGCTAAATGATACCTGTTATGCTTGGGTTATTATGGTTGATCCATATTGTTGTAATAACAACTGGGATGATAAGTGTCAACAATTATATTGGAGTTGTAGTGGAGATAGCGATCTTGATACTAGAGATTTACTTAGAGGTCATAATGTGGTTATGTATCCTAACCCTATGGATGATAGCTTAAATATTCTAACTAATGGACCTGTTGGTATAAAAGTATATGATATATCAGGTAAACTTATTATTAAAATAAAAGAAAATCAAACACATAAAGGTCTTAATCAATTAGATGTAAGTTTACTTCCTTCTGGAATTTATAGTTTTAGCGTAACGTATAATGGTAACACTAGCACAACGAAGGTATTAAAGAGATGAAAAAAATACTATTAATATTATTATTTATTCCTTTTTTAGGAAGTGCTCAGGGATTACACAAAATATTTAAATATTCTACTTTTTATGCTGCAGTAAATGGTGGCACATCTTTAGGTGACAATCAAGTTTGGTCTGTAACATCAGGATCTCTTGAAGAAGATGTAATAGAAACCCCGTTTGATTATACTTTTTCTGTAGGTCTTAGAAAGATAAAAAGATTTGGATACGAAAATAGAGCCTTAACTTTTTATAACGGTACAGAAAACTCATACAGTGATGCTGCTACAATTGGTAGAGTAGATGGTTTTGAGTATT